ACGGGTCAAACCGGCCAAACCGGTGCTGTAGGTGAAACAGGTGTACGTGGTCAAACAGGGCCGACTGGACCAACCGGTCCAGGACCACAGGGACCAACTGGACCAACCGGTATTGGCATAACGGGCCCAACAGGTCCAACGGGCGAAAGAGGACCAACAGGTCCAACGGGTGCAACTGGTTTTGCTGGTGCGACAGGACCAGAAGGACCAACAGGTCCAACGGGTGCAACTGGTGCGACCGGTGCAACTGGTGCAACTGGACAAACAGGCCAAACAGGACAAACCGGTCCAACTGGACCAGAGGGACAAACTGGTTCAACGGGTGCGACCGGTGCAACGGGTCAGACGGGTCAGACGGGCCTAACAGGACAAACCGGACCAACAGGGCCAGAAGGACCAACGGGTGCAACTGGTGCCGTAGGACAAACTGGGGCAACAGGTGTCACTGGACAGATTGGCACTACTGGACAAACGGGCCCAACTGGTCCTACTGGAGCTACGGGAGTTACTGGTACGACAGGGGCCACGGGTCAAACAGGTCCGACTGGACCTACGGGTCAAACTGGTGTTGTGGGTGAAACCGAGGTCAAACAGGTCCCACTGGACCTACGGGTCCTGGCCCACAAGGGCCAACAGGCCCCACTGGACCAACAGGAGCAACAGGTATAACTGGACCGACTGGACCGACTGGACCGACTGGTGTTACAGGTTTAACCGGATCTGAATGGTATGAAGGGTCAGGAACACCTCCAGGCGGCTTGGGCAAGAATAGAGATTTTTATCTTGATCGTGATACTGGTGACTACTACGAAAAAATTGCCGGTGGTTGGGTCAAACAAGGAAATTTAAAAGGTCCAACGGGTGCAACAGGTGCAGTGGGTGCAACAGGGGCAACTGGTGCAACCGGTGTAACTGGTGTAACCGGTGCAACAGGACAAACTGGCCAAACGGGCCCAACTGGCCCGACAGGTTTCGCGGGAGCAACTGGCCCTGAAGGCCCTACCGGACAAACCGGACCAACGGGAGCAATCGGTGTAACTGGTGTAGCAGGAGCAACCGGTGTGACGGGACAAACGGGACAAACTGGTCCAACGGGACCAGAAGGTCCTACAGGAATTACTGGGCCAACTGGTGTAACGGGTGCTACTGGACAAACGGGCATTACTGGGCCAACTGGTGTAACGGGTGCTACTGGACAAACGGGCACCACCGGTGCTACCGGTGCCACTGGTGCCACTGGAGTTGAAGGACAAACAGGCCCAACGGGAGCCGAAGGACAAACAGGTACAACCGGGCCAACGGGCCCAACTGGTATCGCTGGTGAAACTGGTGTGCGGGGCCAAACCGGACCAACAGGACCAACTGGTCCAGGTCCAGTGGGACCAACAGGGCCAACTGGTATTGGAATAACAGGACCAACAGGGCCAACTGGAGAAAGAGGCCCGACTGGACCTACAGGTGCGACGGGATTTGCTGGGGCGACGGGACCAGAAGGTCCAACGGGACCAACTGGTGCCACTGGTGCGACGGGGACAACTGGTGCGACGGGGACAACTGGACCCGAAGGGCAAACCGGTCAAACAGGTCCGACCGGTCAAACAGGATTAACAGGCACAACAGGTCCAACAGGTGCAGAAGGACAAACAGGCCAAACAGGCCAAACAGGACCGACAGGACCGACAGGACCGATAGGGACGACCGGTGCTACAGGCCAAACAGGATCAACAGGAGCCACGGGATCAACCGGCTTAGAAGGCCAAACAGGTCCGACCGGACCAACAGGTGCAACCGGTTTAACTGGTGTTATTGGTGAAACTGGTGTACGAGGTCAAACAGGTCCCACTGGACCTACGGGTCCTGGCCCACAAGGGCCAACAGGTCCAACAGGGGCGACCGGTGCAACAGGACCAACGGGCGAGGGACAAACAGGACCTACTGGACCTACTGGACCTACTGGACCTACTGGACCTACTGGACCTACTGGACCTAGTGGTCCGATAGGTCCGACCGGACTAACGGGTTCGGTTTGGTTTGAAGGGTCGGGGACACCTCCGGGAGCGTTGGGTAAAAATGGCGATTTCTATATCGATAGTAATTCAGGCGACTTCTACGAAAAAATTAGTGGCACATGGGTAAAACAGGGCAACCTAAAAGGTCCTACAGGACAGACTGGACAAACAGGCCCAACAGGATCAACTGGTGCGACTGGCGTACAAGGTGCAACTGGGCCAACGGGACCGCAGGGTACAACTGGACCGCAGGGTACAACTGGACAAACGGGCTTAACGGGACCGACAGGCGTGCAGGGTCAAACGGGTCCCACCGGACCTACAGGTTTTGCCGGTGCAACTGGTCCTGAAGGACCAACAGGTGAAACGGGTCAAACAGGACCTACCGGTCCTGAAGGTCAAACGGGCCCAACCGGACAAACTGGGCCAACGGGCCCAACTGGACCTACCGGAGCAACCGGAGCAACCGGAGCCACAGGTGAAACCGGACAGACCGGACCAACTGGACCTACCGGAGCAACTGGAGCAACTGGAGCTACAGGTGAAACCGGACAGACCGGACCAACTGGATCTACCGGAGCAACCGGAGCAACCGGAGCAACTGGAGCAACTGGAGCTACAGGTGAAACCGGACAGACCGGACCAACTGGATCTACCGGAGCAACCGGAGCCACAGGTGAAATCGGACAGACCGGACCAACTGGACCTACCGGAGCAACCGGAGCAACCGGAGCCACAGGTGAAACCGGACAGACCGGACCAACTGGACCTACCGGAGCAACCGGAGCAACCGGAGCAACTGGAGCAACCGGAGCAACCGGAGCCACAGGTGAAACCGGACAGACCGGACCAACTGGACCTACCGGAGCAACCGGAGCAACTGGAGCAACTGGAGCTACAGGTGAAACCGGACAGACCGGACCAACTGGACCTACCGGAGCAACCGGAGCAACCGGAGCAACCGGAGCCACAGGTGAAACCGGACAGACCGGGCCAACGGGCCCAACCGGACAAACCGGAGCCCTTGGTGAAACGGGTGTTCGTGGACAAACCGGGCCAACGGGTCCCACAGGCCCAGGACCACAAGGTCCCACGGGACCAACAGGTGCAACGGGACCGACAGGCCCATCAGGCGGCCCTGTAGGTCCGACCGGTGCAACAGGTGCAACAGGTCCGACAGGACCAACAGGCCCGCAAGGGCCTACGGGTGCTGATGCCGCCAGTTTGCAGGCTGCCTTCGGTGAAATATACACGCAAGGTAATGCGACCGCCCAAACTCTCGATACACAGAATACATGGGAAGTTGCGGATGCTCCCGATACTGCTGGTAATTCATATCAAACTACAATCAACACTACAAATCACACGATCACAGTTTTGAGGTCCGGTGACTATATTGTTGACTTTGAACTCTCGTTCAATGCAGATATATCTGAAGAATATGAATTTGCGGTTTTCATTGATGGAGTCATTCAGCCGGATCTTCATACTGGTCATGCCGTATTCGACAACTTTAGTGGCAATGTCGCCAACATTGGTGCTTGTGGCATTCTTGATCTTTCAGCTAATGAGGTCTTGGATGTCCGCGTTAGATGTACTTCAGCAAACAATGTGGACATAACAATTAGGAATATCAATTTCCGAATTGTTCAAATAGTTGGTGTTGGACCAACAGGTCCAACAGGTCCAATAGGCCCAACGGGTCCTTCTGGCGGTCCTGTTGGCCCAACTGGTGCAACCGGTGCAACAGGACCAACAGGTGCGACAGGTGTAACAGGTGCAACCGGTGCTACGGGTGCAACCGGAGCAATTGGTGCAACGGGACCAACAGGCCTAACTGGTGTAACGGGACCAACAGGCCTAACTGGTGTAACGGGACCAACAGGCCCAACCGGACCAACCGGTGCAACGGGACCAACCGGTGCAACGGGACCAACGGGACCAACAGGAATAACAGGACCCACGGGACTGAATGGACAAACAGGACCAACGGGACCAATAGGTCCAACTGGAGCAACAGGTTCAACAGGAGCAACAGGTTCAACAGGAGCTACGGGATTACCGGGACTGGTAGGCGATGAGGGACCAACAGGACCCACAGGAGCAACAGGACCCACAGGACCAACAGGACCGCAAGGACCAACAGGACCGTCAGGTATTCCTCCAGGCGGTTTAGGTAGGTCGTTTAATACTGTAAATGATATTTGGAGAAGTGGCGATACAATATGTTTTTCTGTTACACAACTAGTTTTCACTGATGGAGTCCTTATTAACGAAAACGACAATGGAATAACTTGTATTTCAATATGTTGCTCAACTTCAACGACACCAAGTTTCTTTGCTGTAACCGAATCACCAATAGCGATGGGATTTGCCAAAAAGTTAGGTTTTGAGGATGCACTTGTAACCGGCGAACAGCAAACAGGACAAGATGAATTGGGACCGCAAGATTTAGGTATTCCTTCAACAATCGAAATAATAGAACCCAATAAAAATGATTCGCCCGAATAAATACATTGGGATAATATAACATGGGTGCATCGTCAGTTACAGGAAAAGGTCCGGGTTCTGCGGAACATCAATTTCGTGGCTTTGATTTAAGTCACGTCTTTAAAATCATGCGTGGGTCCGAAGGCCCATCTGCATTCACAGAAGGTGACCAACTTCCTCCCAATACTAGTCCTCGCGTTTGGTTAACTGGTGGTCGCGGTGTAACAGGTCCAACGGGTCCTGCGGGCGGTGCAACGGGTCCAACTGGGGCTACTGGAAAAACGGGCTTAACGGGTCCTTCAGGTCCAGCGGGTGATCGCGGCCCAACAGGACCAACTGGTGCTGGTGCAACAGGTCAAACAGGTCCGACAGGAGCGACCGGTCCACCGGGAAGTCGTGGTATAACAGGACCAACGGGTGCAGGAGTAACTGGCCCAACCGGAACAACTGGCTCAACGGGAACAACCGGAAGTCGCGGCCCCACTGGACCAACTGGTGCTGGGACAACAGGTGCAACGGGTATTACAGGACCAACAGGAACTCGCGGACCAACAGGTCCAACTGGCACAGGTGCGACTGGACAAACGGGTCCGACTGGTGCTACTGGACCCACTGGAAGCCGTGGAACAACAGGACCCACTGGAACAGGTGCAACAGGACAAACAGGTCCAACTGGTGCGACTGGACCGACCGGAAGTCGAGGAACAACAGGTCCAACTGGTGTTGGACAAACGGGATCAACGGGAGCGACAGGACCCACAGGAACTCGCGGACCAACAGGGCCCACTGGTGTTGGTTCAACTGGTGCGACAGGCATAACTGGTGCGACAGGTTCACAGGGACAAACAGGACCAACAGGACCAACAGGACCAACAGGACCAACGGGACCAACTGGACCAACGGGTGTTGGTACAACAGGACCAAGTGGCGACCGTGGACCAACGGGACCAACGGGTGCTGGCTCAACTGGACCAACGGGTGCCACGGGTATAACTGGAGCGACTGGCTTGCCCGGAATAACGGGACCAACGGGACCAACAGGACCAACGGGCACAACAGGTGCGACCGGTGCAACCGGAGCAACGGGCCTACAAGGTCAAACGGGACCAACAGGACCAAGTGGCCCTACTGGTGTTGGGACAACCGGACCAACCGGATTGACAGGATTAACTGGCGACCGTGGGCCAACCGGACCAACGGGTGCTGGCTTAACTGGGCCGACAGGGGCTACAGGTGCGACCGGTTCACCCGGAACGACGGGGCCGACAGGACCAACAGGACCAACGGGCACAACAGGTGCGACCGGTGCAACCGGAACAACGGGCACAAGGACAAACAGGACCAACGGGACCTAGTGGTCCTACTGGTATTGGTACAACGGGACCAACAGGAAGTCGTGGACCAACTGGCCCAACCGGTGTGGGTATAACGGGATTGGTGGGTCCAACGGGTGTAACTGGTACGACTGGCATAACAGGACCAACAGGGGTCACTGGACAAACCGGCACTACCGGGCCAACAGGCCCAACGGGTGCAACAGGTGCAACGGGTGCAACGGGTGCAACAGGTGCAACGGGTGCAACAGGTAGAACTGGAAGTACGGGACCAACGGGACCAACGGGACCAACGGGACCAACAGGTATAGGAACAACGGGAGCAACTGGTGCTACAGGACAGCGGGGAATAACAGGACCAACCGGTCCATCTGGGCCAACAGGCATTGGATTAACGGGCCCAACGGGTTCGACTGGTGCAACTGGCCCAACTGGCCCAACTGGCCCAACTGGCCCAATAGGTTCTACGGGTACTATTGGAAAAACAGGTACTACCGGGCTGACAGGTACAACGGGCCCAACGGGTCCGACAGGGCAAACAGGACCAGCGGGAGCTACAGGTCAGACTGGGGCAACTGGAGCAACCGGTACGACTGGGCTTACCGGACCAACAGGTCCGACAGGACCAACAGGCATAGGGACAACAGGACCAACAGGTGCTACCGGTCAACAGGGCCAAACAGGCCCGACAGGCCCGACAGGCCCGACAGGCACAGGAACAACAGGACCGACAGGACCGGCAGGTCCAACAGGACCAACAGGTTTAACGGGACCTACAGGTGTAGGATCGACAGGACCAACTGGGATTACAGGTGCCACTGGACAAACAGGCACTACAGGACCAACTGGACCAACTGGTGTAGGAACAACTGGACCAACGGGTGCAACAGGGCAACAAGGACAAACTGGCCCGACAGGTCCAACTGGTCCAACTGGCATAGGAATAACTGGACCAACAGGTGCCACGGGTCGAACTGGTCCAACAGGCTCGACTGGAGCAACTGGGCCTACGGGTGCAGGCACAACAGGACCAACTGGAGCAACGGGCACAACGGGCACAACAGGACCAACTGGAGCAACGGGCACAACAGGACCGACTGGCCAACAGGGATCAACTGGCCCGACAGGTGCCACGGGTGCCACGGGTGCCACTGGACAAACAGGCACCACAGGACCAACTGGACCAACTGGTGTAGGAACAACTGGACCAACGGGTGCAACAGGGCAACAAGGACAAACTGGCCCGACAGGTCCAACTGGTCCAACTGGCATAGGAATAACTGGACCAACAGGTCAAACTGGAGCGACAGGACCAACTGGTCAAACTGGACCGACAGGCTCAACTGGACCCAAAGGTGCTACTGGCCTGACCGGTGCAATAGGCCCTACCGGCCAAACCGGCACTACTGGACCCACGGGATTGACAGGTCCAACGGGACCAACAGGTGCGACAGGAGCAACTGGCTCAACCGGTCAGACGGGACCCACGGGGCCAACCGGTCAGACGGGACCCACGGGACCAGCCGGTGCTACGGGTCAACAGGGACAAACTGGTCCCACGGGGCCAACAGGTCCTACAGGACCAACGGGAGTAGGAGAAAGGGGACCAACAGGCCCAACGGGATATGGTGTAACTGGACCAACAGGACCTAAGGGAACAACTGGTCCAACAGGAACAACGGGGGCAACAGGGGCAACAGGTTTTGCAGGAACAACGGGGCCAGAAGGACCTACAGGACAAACGGGACCTACCGGACAAACAGGACCTACCGGGCCTGCGGGGCCCAAAGGTCAAACAGGGATCACAGGCCCAACTGGATCGACAGGTCCAACAGGACCGACAGGACCGACAGGACCAACGGGTGCCGAAGGTGAAACTGGAGTGCGGGGACAAACGGGGCCTACGGGCCCAACTGGACCGGGGCCACAGGGCCCAACAGGACCAACAGGACCAACAGGTGCGACAGGACCAACAGGACCAACAGGTGCCACGGGTTCAACGGGTTCAACCGGACCTACCGGACTAACAGGTGCGACAGGACCAACAGGACCAACAGGTGCCACGGGTTCAACGGGTTCAACCGGACCTACCGGACTAACAGGTGCGACAGGACCAACAGGTGCGACAGGACCAACAGGTGCGACAGGATCAACGGGTTCAACCGGACCTACCGGACCAACAGGACCAACAGGTGCAACGGGTTCAACCGGACCTACCGGACCAACAGGTGCGACAGGATCAACGGGTTCAACCGGACCTACCGGACTAACAGGTGCAACGGGTTCAACCGGACCTACCGGACCAACAGGTGCGACAGGTGCAACGGGTTCAACCGGACCTACCGGACCAACAGGTGCGACAGGATCAACGGGTGCAACGGGTGCAACCGGACCTACCGGACTAACAGGTGCGACAGGACCAACAGGTGCAACGGGTGCAACGGGTCCTACAGGTGCCGGAACAACGGGCCAAACAGGCCCAACAGGACCAACAGGACCAACAGGTGCGACTGGTCAAACAGGAATCACGGGTGCAACGGGTCCTACAGGTGCCGGAACAACCGGACCAACCGGACCAACCGGACCAACCGGACCAACCGGTCCTACTGGAACTACGGGTCCAACAGGTCCAACTGGTTATGGAATAACAGGCCCAACCGGACCTACTGGAGCAACTGGACCAACAGGTGCGACAGGATCAACGGGTTCAACCGGACCTACCGGACCAACAGGTGCGACAGGATCAACGGGTTCAACCGGACCAATCGGACCAACCGGTCCTACTGGAACTACGGGTCAAACAGGTCCAACTGGTTATGGAATAACAGGCCCAACTGGTCCAACCGGACCTACCGGAGCAACCGGTCCAACAGGTTCAACCGGTCCAACTGGTCCACAATGGGAAGATTGTCAAACAACCACTACCACAGATAATACAACTACTACTATAGTGACTTATCCTTTGAGTGATAATACTTCCTATGTAATCAATTCAACAACGGTAGCTTTCAGAACTAATGGAGCAGATCAAGCGGGTTTCGGTCGAGATGCAGTTTTCTATAGGCGTGGCGGGGGTGCGACACAAGAAGGTGTAACAGATACATATTTTACACGAAAAAGTGCTAATTATAATGTTACTTTTGCAACTAGCGGAAATGATGTGCTAATACAAGTGACTGGGTTAAATGCACATACAGTAAATTGGAAAACTTGTTATACAGTAGTAGAGGTTTCATAAATGGCAATATTGGGAACAACAGATTTAGGCAACGGAACTTATTGCCATACTTTAGACCATGACCCTAGTTCTGTGGCTACAGTTGGATTAAAAACTTCTATAGCTTGGAATATATCAGATAATTCATATTGGGTAAAAACAGATGATGGAGAAACAACTAATTGGATAAATTTAAGATTAGCTGTGAACCTTCTTGCGAGCGGGCCTTTTACTAATATCTTATCAGGAGTAACAAATGTAGAAGACGCTTTATCAGCTTTAGACACTTTAAATTGGGCTAGTTTGGGTGGCGGAATTGTTGGTGGCTGCGTAATAACACAGCACAATCAATCTCAACCGTATAGTGAAGTAAACACAACCAGTTGGACAACACTCGCTGCAATGGCATTTGAAGGAAACAACACTTATCCAATTACAACATTGTGGAGTGTAGTTTCTTTAAGTGCAGCAGGTGAAGGTGCAATGAGAATACAGGACGTAACGAACAACCAGACAATAGGCACAGCTAATTGGACAAATGCTAATCAACATATAGAGATAGATACTTTTTCTAATGTGCCAGCGAGCAATGTTGTATTTGAAATACAAATGAGGAAAATCGTAGGCGGAAAACCAAGACTTTGGTCTTGCCAAATTAAATGAGGTAAAGTATGGCTGATAAATATATTTTTAGAATTTGGTGTGAAACCGAACAAACTTATGTTTACACATCTTGGACAACCACCGAACCTACAGAATGTCCGAATGATTCTGAACATTCGATAGATACTGATTCAATTACCGTTATCCAAACTGGAAAAGAAGAGGGCGATCCATATTGTTATATCAATTTTGTTGAATCAAATAGAAAACCATATAGAAAAATAGACAAAGACGCTTGGGTAACTATTGCTAAATTTATGTATGTGGGATGGGATATGCATCCAATTAGTAGTTTTAGTGCCGTAGTAGCAAGAGCAGGCACAACGGGAACTGCATATATCCGATTAAGAGACATGACAAACAACAATATATTAGGACAGACAACATGGACAACAGAAAACGTCCAGACTGTTATGGATCAGACTTTGGAGAATGTACCAACAAGTTCGGCTATTTTACAAATTCAAGTCAAATTAAGTTCTAATAGTGATAGCGATTCTTATGTCTATAGTACCGGACTCGGTTACTGTAGTTGCGAATAGGAGAAAATTATGCCAGCAGTTTATAAATACGAAATTTACTGTGAAACAGAGGAAGCCAATGTGTATACATGGGCAGAGACAACACCAACAAAATGCCCCAATAATGACGATCACACAATAGACACAGAATCCATTTCTATTGTGCAAACTCTTGGAGAAGAGGCAGTTGAATTATCTGGTGTTAGCACAAGCTCTGATGGGTATATCGAAGTAGTTGAACAACCCAGAGAAGGCAATGCTCAAAATTACTATTGTCCCAATTTTTGCGATAAAACATCTTGGTATCCTAATGCAACAACAGTATCAGAATTTGAATTAACGGATTCTGGTGATTTGACAACTTGGAATACAGATGGCACACATCCCGGTCCCTGGATTGATTTATATCATGGTAAAATGTTTGCTGAAAATGATTTAATTACAGCCACTCCAACGCTGGGCATGGTCGTTGAAGCTAGCGAAGATGATGGAGAAACTTGGGATGAAAAAACCCAAAATACATTCGGAGATACATCCACGGGCGATTATGATGTAGACTACACAAATGGAACAGTTACTTTTAATTCTGCTTTGAGTAATGGGGACAGAGTAAGGGCTTCGTTCTCAAAAGCCCCGTCCACACTTACCTGGACGGTGGCACCACCATCAAATAAAGAATTAAGACTTATGTATGCGGAAGCACAATTTACAAAAGATTGTGCTTTCACTGCTGATATTGTATATGAGACTTGGGCATATAACCCCTCTGATTTGCCAAATAAAATTAAGATTGGTGAAATGCGGTATAAAACTATGAGTGATTTGCTGTATGAAACAACAGGTAGTTATCCAGTGATTCCTAGTTTCACCGCTGAAAGTCTCAGAGTATTTGACAAAGATGTTGTCATATTTCCATTCAAATACAACACAATGAAAAACATTAAAGATTCTCTAGGTGTAGAAATTCGTGTTTGTACTGCCAAAGAACATACGGGAACTTGGGCAACAACTACATTATATTGCTTAATGAAAGATGAAGAGTAAAATGAAAGTAATGTTTTACAAAGCATGGGAGGCGGGAGATTTCAAAGATAAGGTGATCTCCATTTGGACTTTTGGTCCATATAGCCATACCGAACTCCTGTTTTCAGATGGAATTTGCTTTTCGTCTTCTTGGAGAGACGATGGAGTAGGGGTAAGATATAAGAAAATTCACATTATTCCCAAAAATTGGGTTTGTGTAGAAGTGTCCACAACCCAAAAACAAGAGCATCAAATGAAAGAGTGGTGCGATGTCAAAGCCGCAGAAAATGCAAACTACGATTGGTGTGGAATTATTCAGTTTGTATTACCCTTTGTAAAACAAAAAGATGAAGATTGGTATTGTTCCGAGATTTGTATAGCAGCTTTCTTGTATGCAGGAGTCTTAAATTACTCGACGTTTTGTTCCCCGAATTGCTTTTATCGAAAACTCAAACAAGACGGGTTCCCTGTTATCCCACTCTAAGCACTCACAGGAAACCCTTTATAGGACCCTTCCCCGGCGAAGCCGGGGAAGGGTCTTTCTTATATGCGTCTGGTTTTATATTCAGGTGATGGATGTCGTTGTTTGATGCCCCCTTCAGGGACATATTGAACTTTCAAGTTTCTAAAAGCCTTTGCAGGAACTCTCCATCCTTCTGTGTGTGCGGAAAAGAGTTCTCGAAAATAGGCAACATCTTGTTTCAATCTTTCGACAGCGTCTTTCAGTCCGTTATAGTGAGCTTCCATTCCTGTTTGTTCTCTGCCTGCGGTTTTTTGTTTTTTGGCCCTATCGTATGCCTGAATAAGACCTTGGAGAACGGGCACAAAGCTTTGAAGTGAAGGATCTTTGCGTTCTTTGACCGTCAGAACGTTTTTTCTGGAGGCGACTCGGGGAGTTTGCTTCAAAATACTATCTATATCCTTTGTTCCGAAATACGAACCTAATTCATTCAAGTTGTCTTCGATGTATTGCCTTAATTCTCTATCAGATCCCCAAAGTTCTCCCCATCGATGTTGAAGATCACCCCTGCTGATGGCATCTTCGTATTCTTGATCGATAACATCTTTGAGTCGGTTGAAAAAACCCATGATTTTGTCTAGGTTCCTAACCGCACTGGTCATTTGTGGTTTCGGTTCTGGTTCTACGACCCGCATTTCTGGGTCTCCTTTCACTTGATAACCGGCTCCAAGCATTGGAACCGCCTCCATCAGCTTCATCTTTTGGGCTCTTTCTGGATAGTGAAAAATCAACCACTCCATCAAGAAGGTTCCATCTTCTCCTTCTTCGGCCAATTGGACAGCCATTTCATTGACTTCTTTCTTGAAACAATATTCTTCAAATTTCATTTGTTCCCTCTTTTTCTTTTCCTCTTCTTGAAAAACGGGTCCTCTTTCCCCCAATGCGAAGCAAAGACTCTTCTTACGGGACCTGGAAGTGCGGGACGAGCAAAAACCGCAATACAGGCTGTATTAGTGCCAGCTTCTTGAATTTTTAGCCACTCTTTGAAATCCATCACATCATTCCCATTCCCATTCCGGGCATCTCGCCTCCTGGCAATCCTCCCATCTCAGGTTGTTGCTGTTGTTGTAGAGCTTGGACGATGAGATTTTGTACTTGATCCACAGGAATCAATCTGATTTTATCATCTGCTTCCTCTTCATCGTCAGGAACCCTTATCACTGTTCCTCGTTGCACCTTATATCGTTTTCTAGGCATTTTCAAATGGTTAATAAGTTGAACTTTGCAATGAGTTGGATGTCCTTCATCATCGGTTTCAATACCTACGATTTTGTACATGCCAAGGTTATAGATATCACCCAACTTAAAGAATGAAGCGGGTTGTGGGAGGCCAACAAATGCTTTTGGATCGACACCTAAATCATCAGCAAGTTGTGTAAACATATTAACTTTGCTGTCCTCTAGTTCCATAAATAATCTGAACGATATGGGTTCCATATAGGTATATAGGTTTAGAGGTAAAAAATGAAGTCACCAGCATTCTCGCAGTTCCGTGAATTGATGGATCGATGGGACGAATCGGAGTCCTCTGTTAAGATCAATTCGCTGATAGAAAACAACGATCTCGTCCTATTTTTTAGAAAAGACGGGACCATCTTTGGCACTCCTGAATCCGGCAGGGTAACCTTTGCAAGAATGAAGAATCCCGATGAAGATACCAGCAAAGGCTGGCTCGATGAGGCCAATTTCATCGCATTTGACCTTAAAAAAGCAATGGAAGGCCAGAAGGTCCAAAGGGTCTTCGGTTACAAGGATGTGAAGAATATGAAAATCATTGACGAGGAAGAAGTAAAAAAGAAACTAGCTGGCAACGGAGAACCCGCTGATCTGGGCGTGGATGACGATGATCCCGATGCTCCTGATGCTCCCACTGGTATTGATAAATTGGACGAGAAATGATGCTTTTCAAAGAATGGCTAAAAGAAACAGAACTAATAGAAGAGATTCACAACCATGTGTGGAATCTGATTTTTCTTGAAGGATTGATGCTGTGCGAAGGAGAAGACGTAACAAGAGCAGGGCAAATCATTCAGTGGAATGCTCAAATGAATCGGTGGAATCGATTGCCTGAAGAGGCTAAAGAGGCAGGTTTAAACAAAGAAGAGCTTCGCAATAAATTGCATGATGCCGAAAATACGCTGGTTGGATTAAGAGATCGTGTGTTTCGAACAGCTTATAAACGCACTAAAGATGATTCTTTGGCAGATGATATTACGCAAGAAATTTTTAGTTATGTTTACAGGGTTCTCACACAAACAGATCGCTCCATTAACAATCTGGGAGCTTATTTATCGATCCTGGTGCCTTTAAAAAGCAAAGCCTTGTTATCCAAAAGACATCATGATGTAAACATCCCTAGTTTGATTAAAGGACAAGATCCTGGGGGTTTAACTGGGAGAAAGGGAATGTATCGACCTTTTAAACAACCCAAGCCGTCTGCTTTTCCCGCTGGCAAATCGTTACAAGGTCGCCTTCCTTACAAAATGCCAGATACCGAAATAATGGCCCGAGAAGAAAAAGCCATGTTGATAAGATCATTGAATGAATTGGCACAAAAAGGACCTCGGGAAGAAAGAGAGGCTCATTTTTTAGTTTGCCATTTTGCTTTAGGTAATTCATTGAGGCAATGCACTTTTGCTTGGAACCAAAAAAAAGCTCTATCTTACAAAAACACACTAAATCGCACCAAAGAAACATTACTGAAACAATCTGGGGGGTTGACTACATTTGCCTTGACAAAAATTCTTGCTAATGTAGATGAAATAGATAGATTACTTGGTTTACAACTGCAAAGAATGAAAACTTTGCCTTCTGATCTTATTGAAAGAGCAGATTTAAGTGCCTTTTATCCAGGCAGCACTATAGATTCTACACAACCTCTGGAAGTTATGCGTGAGATGGGTTGGTCTAGTGTATCCTCAGACATGGAAACAACCAAGAATAGGTTAAATGCTTTGACAAGGGAAATAAAAATCTTGGCTCAACAACTTCCTGAAAACCTGTCTACATTGGCACAAAAGCTTTTACCGCCAAAACCAACATCAGAACTTAATTCCCAGAATGTTACCTTCAAAGGAAAGAAATCTTTGATAAGAACAATGAGACATTCTAATGCAATTTGACATACCCGACAAACATCAAAGAAAGTGGCAGTGTTTCGTTTGCGGAGTGCAGTTTACGGACTATCTGGAGTACAAAGCACACATCCTAGACAAGCATGAAGAAGGCCGTGAATACATTGTTTGTCCTCTAAAAAGATGTGGGGCTCCTGTTCGCGATATGAAGATGCACTTCAAAGTTCGACATCCGACCGAAAGTCTGAAAAATTACAACGGTCCCATGAGAACTACAATTTGGAAGGATTTCGGCGGCAAAAAGACTAGGAAACCCAAATTTCGGCAGGGGAAGCACCTTTCAACCAAGATGAATAAGTATTTTCAGTATCGTTCGGGTTGGGAAAAGACAGTTTTTGAGTTATTGGACGAAGACAAAACGGTTAGGGCTTATGACGTGGAGCCCTTCCAAATTGACTACATTAACAAGGGGCAAGTACACAAATACACCCCAGACATCTTTGTTACATTCGAAGATGGCCACAATGAAGTATGGGAGGTAAAACCGGCAAACCAAACCGGCCTAAGGAAAAACAAAGACAAGTGGTTTTTCACGGAAGATGCCTGCAAAGTACGAGGATGGGACTTTGAAGTCTACACTGAGCAAAAAATCGAGCAGCTAAAAAAGAAGATAAGAAACCAAAATTTAAGAACCGAGTGACTCTTTTAAGGCATGGAAGCTGAATTGACTTATTTCACTGGCGGTGGGCCCGTAGATGGGGCTGAAACCGAAGTAACCTACAAAGTAAAGAAGATCCCCGCCAGGGACGATCCGAAGTGGGAATATCACTATAATCTGGAAGCCACCGAATTTGGACTAAGATACGTCTTTGATGGTTTCTGGAACAAACTTACGGGCGAGAAATGGAATCCTCAGGCCTAACGCTGCTCCTGTTCGACTAACAGTTTCGTCATCTTCACCGACTCTTTCAAAACATCGACTCTGGCCTGATTGAGTCCATCATTGCTGCCGCGTGTAGTGATATTGGCCATGGAATACATCTGATGGAAAGTTTGCTCTAAAAGCCTCATGATTTCATTTCGAGTCATCGCCCATCCCTTTCTGTTTGAATGACCACTTGCGTAAGCCGGGCGGCGGCTTGGGTCATCATTCCCCTAGCATCGTCGGAATCGAATCTTACGTTCGCCCGGCCCTTAACCATGTCATACATTCGCTTGTAGACCTTAATAACATGATCTTCGATTTCAGTTTGCACTTTTTACTCCTTTCATAAGAATGGTGGCTTTTTCAAGACACGGACGCATAGCATCTTTCCTGTTATCTCCAGTGTTTTCCACGTTCATGTAAACGTCGCCGTTACGATACTTGATCTCGCAACCATGGAACTTTTCATACACATTCCTTCCCATGCCAGGACCATGCATCTTATAGATCCATCCGTTCTCGATCAAAACATCAAGTTTCTGGCAATCGCAGATGGGATCGATTTTCTCTGGCTCTATTCGTCCCGGTTTCCCTGTGAGATATCCGGCAAAGAAACATAACAAACAGCAGAATAAGAAAAAGACAATCATAATCCAAGTCTTCATAATGGAATCTCCTCCTAGTTTTTCAGTTAAGCATTAACTTCGAATTTTCAACTATTGCTCAGGAACCTTTATCTTTTTCCAGGGATTGGGACAATTCCATACGCCAATGTAGTAATAACGGTTTGCTGGAACTTCATCGGTAGCATAACCATAATGTTTCAAAACGTGAGGATGCTGATTTTCTTCAAGGCATTCCCAAGCAATACAACCATTTTCATCATTCGGATTAGTGGTCAAGATACCGATCACCTTGACATCCTCAACCTTGAAACTAATTCTCGCTTTTTCGGCATCAACCCATTTATCAGGAACAGGTAGAAAACTTTGCATATCCCGCCCCTCTTTCCATCCAAGGGCATAAGCCTCCGTTTCATCGATCCTAACTTGTGGGGCTTCCTCGATTCCATCGCCATATCCAGCAGTATACATGGCCCTACAAAGGGCGGCTGCCACAATAAAAATCAATACTAGTGTTCCGATATAGATCAATTTCATAGTGGAATTTCCTCCTTAGACCTAGTCTTCCACCTAGTTTTGCATTGAAGCATTAACTTCGCATCTACAAAAGTTCTCGATGGTTCTAGAATCTCTCGATAACGATTCGCTCTAGCGACTCCTTCCAGACTAAACCACCAGTAGATACTTTGCAAGGGCGATATGAATGCTTCAGTAGCATTTACGGTTTCACCACAGACCCGTGCGTCAATATCGTCATACATCTGGTAGTTGCCAAATTTGCCCATTACCGAGGGAATTATTCGCGTATGTATATGGCTTTTTCTGCCGTTCTCCCAAGCCTCCATGCATTTTATTTGGTAGTAAGCGAAGCAACCCATATTCCTGGTCATGGTACAAGATCCCAAGAAATCCCCGATTTTACAGTGATGGGAGATATTCTCCAGGACACGATAGTGATTCAACTCTTCTTCGGTCTCAGAACCAAAGCCAAGACAGACGACATATCTGTTTGGTACAAAAACCTTTGAAAGAGCCAGCAAAGAGATAAAATCTTCCAGGATCGTTCCGTGATTGTCCTCATCGCCTTTCATCAAAATATCGACACCCGCGTCGATCAGAATGATCGTGTCGATTTTATGCTTGTCAACAATCTCCTGGTAAGCTTCTCGGACAAGCTGAACTCCATGCCGTCCAATCGTATAGCATTGATGAGCAACACCCACACATTGCTCAACAAAATTGAAGCTGTAGTATCCCAAAGGATAGTCTTCATGTTCCGTTGGTCTATAGACGAAATCGGCATCGACCTTGTCATAGAAAGTAGCAAGAACGATTTCAAAATCCGCAATCGTATTTCCGGGCGGATTCATCATCCATTCATAAGCGAGCGGGAGACCCGCATACACATCGAATCCCCCGCCCGCACCAGCGATTAGGATTTTACTGCCAATCTTGACTTCGGGAATGTTTAAATGCATAATTTTTCCTCAAAAATCTCTGACTCTTGGAACCGGATGTTCTGCTTTGAACACTTCATCATAAGTGTCCTCGTTAAGCATCATGTGATGATGAATGTGAGCCGCACCTAATACGTCGAAGCACTCGGGCTCTTTGTACATTTGATAGGCTTCGAACATTTGAACAGCACATCGTTTGTAGGGCATTTCCCCAACAGCGGTGCCTAGTCCAGGACAAACAAAAGAATTGATGCCGGGATGGTAGAATACTGCTTTTATTGCTGCTTTGAATGCGAGATAAGCATTGACTGTATTTGCGACATTCATAGGGACCCGCATCGTTGGGGCACTAATGAGATATTGAATTTTAGCCTTGGGATTACTTTCTTTAATATATGACTTGGGCATTGCCGACTAGCAATTCTCCGTCGTGATTTTGATGAATCGCCCTTCGGAGATCCTCAGACATTTTCCAGCCGAGGACGCTGCTGTAGATGAAATCGATGCCGCCGTCCATGTATCCGAACGAATTTGCTGGGCTAACGATGGCATCGACTTTCATGTGATCTCCGGGAGCAAAAATATCCCCACAAGAAACATGAACGTCATCTGAAAATTGGAAGTAATATTCCCAATGTTCGACTAATTCTGGGTTTCTGTCTCTCAGGTATATCTTCATTCGATCATTTCCTCGATTTTTTTTATATCTTGGATCTTGTAATATTTCTTGGCCGTGCCGAAATTGCGTCTGCGGAGGTCGCCATCCTTCACTCCTAGTATTCGTGCCGCACCACTAATGGAAAAATATTTGTCACGCAACACAATCTTCTTGAGAGCTTTGCAGCCTTTAACTTGACTCTCCATAAAACAATGTCGGCAACGAGCCCCTTTGGCAAAATTGTTCCAATTGGTGGCCCATTTATGGCCCTTCCTACATCGCACCTCAAGAATTTGCTTGGCATTCAGATATGTTTTGGTTATCAGGGTATAACCCAACTTCTTAAACTCGGCCCTAACGAAATCGATGGTAAGCTTTTTCATCAATCTTGCCTATCAGTATTTCTTTTGCAGTTTCGCCAAGAGTTTTAGCTCTTCTTCCTCTTGGCTTCTGCCACATTTTCCCAATCCCTTAAAGCGACTTTTGAAACTTCCCGAACGACTATCTCTGGGTCGCAATTGTATAAGGCACAACAGGAAAACGGTCCCGCCTCAACTACGTGGTATTCTTCCTCGGCCAGACAAATATCCAAAACCCACACGGGCTGTGGATCGAAGCCCGATTCGTCTATAACCATTTGTCCATAGGCCAAAACCTCCGCAGGAGGTTTTGGCCTTTCTATACTTTTGTACTGTGAAGCGGTAACGACCTTTCCATCGACCACCAGCAGTCGCCATTCTTTGTCGATTTCAATTTCCGGGGCCACGATTACAATCGCTTCCGGGGGTGTACTGTAAAATGCCGCCAACTTAATGTCTTTCTCCCATGTTGCCGCCGAGAACACATTCCCGGTAAACGATTTCCTTCCGCTGGCGGGTCTAACGAACAACTTGTTGTCGGTGAGAAATTTTGCGAACAACCAGTTTTTGAACCTGTCCAGTTCTCCGAACGGCAACATGATGTATTGTGAGTTCAACAAATATTGTCCCAACTTGGGATAGTAGGAAACGCACTCAAATTCAGCATCATTGCAATAGACTCCGGGAATCCATTGGGTATTGCCCCAGAAGAAAAAACCCGCCTGGAAGCTGCCATGAAAAACGACACAATCGTCATTCTTGAATGATCGCAGATAGTCCTCATAGGACTTGCCAAACTTGATTTCGACATGCTCGTATCCGAGTCGATCCAAAGCCTCCACGATTGGGGCCTCTTCGTCATTGAATACTTCGGGCTCTAGAAGCCATTTGACATTCTGAACTGCGTCACTCATCTTCTTCCTCGCCATGCCCCTTTAGGTTATCCACTGGGTTTCTCTGACGATATCAGCGATGACCCCTCGGGCCATGGTAACAGCTTTTTGCCGATAAGGATCGTTCATTCCCAGAACCACAAGATCCGCTTCCAGGAGCGTTTCCCTCAGATAGGAATTAAACCCATAGAACTCGTTTTGCTTTAAATTCACCTTCCCTAGCACTCCGACAACAACACGGGAAAGAATATGATTGAACTCTTCGGCAATCTGGAAATGCTGGAAGTGATGAAGTCTGTATTTTGATTCAATAACTCCAGCAAAAATCTGTACCAAATGGGTAAGATTTGGATCTACAACGGGTTCGTTCCCGAGGATAAGGCGATTTGCGAGCTTGCTCGCAAATCGCCTTACCATATCAGCTTGATCGATTGGTCTTTTCTGTTCTAGCACCAATCGAATAACTTTTTCAATAGTTGGTTCATACATTTTTACGCTGTCTAAATCTAAAGGCATCTTAATCTCCTTTCCATATTCGGATAGAATCTTCAGGGTAATCTGTAGTTGAAACCTCTATTAAGGCAGAATTTTTTCTTGCCCGCAATTCATGTTTTTGGTTCGGCAATAATTCTAATTTTTGTCCGGCAATAAAAGTTGTTTTTACGCCATCCAATAACAAATCGAATTGACCAAATGCACAATGCCATAATTCTTGCTTGACTTCATGAAAATGATATGAAAAGCGTTTGCCTTCAAAGAAAATTAGATATTTAAGACAATACTTGTCGTGATTTACCAAATGAATCTCTGCTCCCCATCCTTTCTTAACTAATTTTGATCCAGAAATTAAGCCGGTAAGCAAAAACTGCCAGAATCCTCGATTAAAATTTGTCAAATTATGACATCTTTTGCACATAGAAATTAAATTCCACAATTCATTATTGCTTTTATTGTAATCAATATGATGGACAGAAATCGAACGACTTTTGTATCCACACAAACAACAAGAATACTCGTCTCTTTTTCTGACTGATTTTTTAATCTTATGAAAATCGGATGGATATGGATTTCCGTAAATCGCAGGTCCATCTAAAGCTTTATTTTTACCTTTTTGAAATTTATCCCAACATTCCTTAGTGCAATATTGTGGGGGATCTTTTCTGCCACACATACTATATTCAAACTGATAGCCGCAATTTTTACAAATGGCGATTGGTTTATCCTGTTTGAATGCGGGATTATTTTCACCAATTCTTGTTTGTGCCATTAAAATTGCATTGCATTTTTGGCCACATACTACACGTTGTCCATATGATAAAAATTCTTTATGACAGATTTGGCAAATGAAAGTTTGTCTAGAATCTTTTCTCGGTCTTGCCTTGACTGAACACGATTTTGAGCAAAATAGCCCCGTAATTTTTTTTGCACACTTTCCACAATGATGTGAAATATCATATTTTTCCTCCAAATAAGGAATCACAATTTCATCAATTTTGGAATACAAATCTTCCAGGGTGCCATCATTCCTGATAAAAATATCAACCAATTCAGGGGGATTGGTCAGATATCCCTTATGAACAATTCCTTCAAAACCGCCCGTATCTAGAAAGTATTGAACGAACGGCTTAATTTGAGCCTCTGATCCGTTAGGATCATTATTGAAGAAGCCAGGGCGGTAAACAAGAATGTTTGTTCCGCCGACTTCATGCACTTTTTTTAGTTCATTAACGTATCGCGTATCACTTATGATGATGGGGCAATCGAGGAAATCAAAATCTTCGAAGCACCTATCCAACCAAATGGTACTTTTGAGTTTTCTGAATCCGTCGCCTATCATTTGAAGGCCCGTGCGGATATTCGCATCGAATCCGGGCGGCGGCTCATCTTTTACTTTCCACTCTTCAACGAAATTTAAATCCACGGAGAATGCTTGGCAGAAGACCTCTTTTACCGCCGCAGCAAAAGCAGTTCTATGGCCGTCTAGTTGTAAGCTTAAATAATCCGCTACTATATCTTTGCCTTGTCTAAGTTGGCCTGAGACACCGATGACAAACATGGCAACCTCCTACTCTGTTATATGGGATATCATAAATAGATCTAGATAAAAGGTCAATATGAAAAAATACATCATGCTTGTGGCCCTTTTAGTCGGATGTGCAACCCCCAATCTAGAACCACCACCTTTTCGACCTAGATGTCTCCCTATTCCACCGGAAGTTAGCCCTCTACCCCCAATAGAACAATGGAGCCCCTCGATGAATGGACTCATTGATGGAGGAAACCAATTTGAGGGTGCCAGAGTTCAAAAATCAGAACCACACAAAATCCTTGTTGAAGCAGCCGAAGCTCATGCACAATATCAAGCATCGGTCGATGTTCAAGGACATCAGAGATGGGAATATCGAAGGCAAGAATTGGCTACCGTATTGCCTGGATATCATTTTACAGAAATAGCAGCCGAATCTTGGCCTTGGCAAGTAAACGATTCAATGTCAGCCCTTGGTTACGAAATGTTCAATTGCTGGTCTCAAAGCTCAGGACATTGGTCCGTTGCCAGCAAAAAACACAAATTCTGGGGAGGGGCCATGGCGAAATCTAGATCGGGGATTTGGTATGCTTGTATTATTGTGGCGAATTAACTAGAGGCAGCATTATGTTTGGATGGATTGGAAAATGGTTCAAAAAGAAAAAACCACTAAAACCAATTTGTAAAAACTGTAAATTGTTCCATCGAAGAAAGAGGCATTGCAATGTAGCTGTTCTCTATGCGGGAAAAGAAATTCATTTGCCTGTAGATCCAGAGGATGATTGTTTCTTTCAATCAGAATTTATTCCCATCGATGAAGATCACCCAGAAGTAGTAGAACCGCTTGGTGAGCATCTAAAAGAAGTTAGGTTTTGGTGTGAAGATCCGATCACGGGTGAACCTACCCAAGAAGGTAATGTCAAGATTGAGTATCCTGAGGGTTTCTTTGGACCAGATCTGAATGAGCTTTGATGTGTTCTAAAAGCTTCTCTTGATTGATGCCAATTATTCCCTTTTCTTTAACATACAACATTGGTGGACCAGTAGCCCCTTCAGGTTCCCAGAAAGGGCCGGTCCCACCAGTAGCACCGGTGGAACAACAACACTCACAAAGAAAATCATGACAACATTCCTTTAGGACTCTTGCCAGATCCTCGCAAAAATTGCCATCATCAATTACAATTCCCATGCCCTATCTACCCACCAAAATTAAGCTTTTGGCAGCACCTACGATCTCATCAATCCTTTCTTTCTTCATATTCAAGATCTTTTGAACGTGTTCGGGTCGATCTGCTACGTCTTTCAAATTTCGAAATCCGGCTGCGTAGAGTTTTTCAGCACGAACTTTACCCACATTAGGTAATCTGCAAAAGATAATCAATTCCTCCCGCACTCCATAGGCGATCCTCATCCCCAGGCCCTCTAGGAAGCTCCTACGGCCCCATTTACCGCTCATAGAGTCCAAAGCCTGTAGAACTGCCGCAGTCCTCGGAAAATCGAACTGGAGACCTCTCACCATCGCCTGAAAAGGTCCTGGACTTAGACCGTTCAAAAGTACAAAGTGAGCATAGCCGCCCTTAATTGCGGTATCAGCAAAAATTCCACTTCCATAGTTGTCGGTGATTTTTGCGTAGTAGCTTGTCATTTCCGCTTCTTCGGCCTTAGATACAAATCCCATTCTGATGGAGTCCACATTTCCCAAGGCCATAGAAACAGCCAAATCGTAATTTTCATGCCCATTTTCAAAAAGGGAATTGAAATTCCTTCTTAAATCCGCTATGTCGAAGGGACTATAATAGAACATGCTGGAAATCTTGCCGACCGCCGTAACCTCGTATTGACCATCGTTTTCTCTAATCGCTCCGAATCGTACAAGAAGATCGATTGTATCGTCCACAATGCTTTCCGAAAGATCCTGGTTCTGAAAGTGGGCCAAGCTCCGTTCAAACCATTTGTGGATGTCATCAATCGTCTTGATGTTGCCGTGATGAATCTCACTAACTAGATGGAAGGCCAGCGTCTTGTAGTGTTTCTTGTCCTCACCATAATGATCGAGTAGCCGAGAAGTGATGTTTTCGGGTTCCGACAATCTGTCAAAGTGATAATCGAATTTCTTCCTCGGCAATAGAATATAGACATCACCGCGAGGATCGAATCCAGGACGACCGGCTCTACCGGCCATCTGCCAGATGTCATAGGATTCGACTTCACTGATCCCTCTGTGAACTCCGGTAATAACAACTCTTCGGGCGGGACTGTTCACGCCCCAAGCAAGGGTTGAGGTAGCAATAAGGACTCTTAAAGATTTATCGTCTCTAAATCGTTTTTCTAGAGCTTGTCGTTTGTCTTTCTCCAGATCAGCATTGTGATATTCACATTTGATACCCTGTTCCTTCAGAGCATTTTTTAGTTTTTCGCCAGTGCGTTTGGTATGAACAAAAATTAAAAACTTGTCATCGGGATAATCCCAAACGATGTCCAGAACCGCCTCAATTTTGATTTGTTCGTTTGTTTCATAGCGAAATCCATCCTTGTATTCCTCCCAATGAATCCCCAAAGGACAAGGGCGGTATTTGGAATCTATCAAATATGTTTGTTTACCAGTTAAAGTGTAGCTGATCCATTCGGAAATTTGTTTCACGTTTGGCATTGTTGCTGAAAGCCCAACAATACGAACGTCATTATTGAGTTGAGTAAATTTCATCAACCCAACTTCAAGATGATCGCCTCGATTCGGAACAGTTAAAAGATGGATTTCGTCCGCAATTAGCGTCCCAACCTTCTTGAGAAATTCGTTCTGTTCCGATTGATAGTTCCTTACGCGAGAACAAAGCATTTCCGAAGTCATGACGATAATATCGGCGGCTTCAAGTTCTTTTTTGCGGGCAGTGGTAAGGCGATAATCACCAGTGCAAATCGAAAGTTTGAGATCACCAAAATGGTGGGTCTTATCGGTCCAGTCATCTATCTTTTCTTTTGCTAAGGCCTTTAAAGGCACTAAATAAAGGGCTTTGCCACCACGTACACGTACCTCATTACTCATGAAAAATTCTGCACACCCGGTCTTTCCTGATGCCGTGGCGGCAGCAATTATCGCATTTGCATCCTTGTCATAAATTTCAAAAATGCGACTTTGAACCGGATTGAAATTCTCAAAAGGAAAGTGTGCGTAATCAGGAAATTTATTTGTAGGAACCAGATCATTTTGATCGGTCAGTTTGATAACTGGGGGCATCTATTTGCATTCCTTACCGCATGAGAAAGTCTTCATAACTATTCCTGCTTCAGTGACTATTCGTACCATCCCGTAGGCAATAGAATCTAACGATTTTCTTTGGGCACTGTCAATAGCTTCGTCATAATCATGATAAAATTCGTTCAATTCCTCCCAACCTGAATCCTGGTAGCGGTTTTGAAGATAAAACCCGACCGGTCTGCTGCCGGGCAAATCCCGTATCGTTTTCAAGAATGCTTCTTTTGCTTCAGTCAAGAATGCTTCTTCAGTGTCCCGTTCACAATCGGTATCAACAAAACACGGATGATCGTCAACCGACTCGCCACAATCAATTGTCAGAGTGCTTTTGAGAGGGAAAACCATTTGGTGTCCGTCAAGTTCCTTTGCTATTGCATAGCCCTCTCCCTTCAAACGAAATGCGGCCCGCATCCTTGCACCCTTCGACCCTAACACCATCCATATGGCATCACTCCATCGAAAAACAGTTAGAGGATTGAGATCTTTCAAAGGCGTACCTTTGTAAGTGGGCTGGGTTGTGTATTTAATCTTACATTCATATTCATTCATTGGCTTTCCTCCAATTGGCTTTCCTCCTAAAATTGTCTGCATCCACAAGGGCCAGGAGGCCACTGTTTTGCTAGCATTCTCTAAGTGTTTGACGAAACGGTGTCGTTCACATGCCCCGCTCCCTGCTGCGGAGATTTCATTGCAACTATTCACATAACATCTACTTCCGTCGCCCATCGCATCATCTCCTATTCTTATGCTTCTACGGGTTCTCCTCTATTTTTTAATTCGCGATTGGTTGCTTCACCGATGAAATCCACCAAATCAAACCATTCTTCGGCACTTTGGGCGGATCGTAACAGATCATCAATCGCTCGGTTTTTTTGAAAAAAATAAGCAAGGCTAGCGTAATCCCCACCTAGTTTCTGACTCCACTTTTGCATGATGTCATTCAGATTCTCGTCTGAAAGCTCACGCACGTACTCTCTTACCAAGGAAGCAGTTTTTTTCATTTTTACCTCACCATGATTAACATCGAAAAACTAGAAAAAATCTTAATAGCAAAATGGGCCGAATTTATTGATGCTCGGGAGCTTATCACGTTCGTAGCCAAAATTGCGAAAGAACATTTCATCACCGAAAACATCAGGGTTCAAAGGGTGACCTTGTCTCGTTTCGAATTGAAAGAAGATGGGTTCCTTCTATGGATTGAATCCATAATCAATCTAGCAGATCGAAACGAAGAAGTCAATATGACAAGCGAAGCTTATCTCCTCAATAATGGAAGTCTTCGACACATGCAAACTATATGACTTCTACTACAGTCATTTCTTGCCCTTCATCATCTTCAAAATCGTTTTCACACATGATTTTGTTGTGCGGAAATTCTAAGTTTAGGTTGTACGAGTCCATTGAGATCGATCTATCGCCTTGGGAGGCGGTAATCCAACAATAGTCATCTGTAAATTCCGGGCCGTGTTTCCCTTCTTGCGTAATGCCAACTCTCAATTCCATTCCATCGGGCAGGATGAGTTCCACTTCTCCTTCTTGCAGCAATTGGGTAATGAGAACATATTGTAATCTATTGATTGCCATAGCTCGAAACCTCCGTAAAAAAGGGACTAAAATATTTACGGTTAGTATTTCGAGCTATACGCTACTAATGCCTAAAAAAGCCAACAAAAGATAGAGGGCGAACCACCAACACAGCACATATGCCCTTCCCACGGAATGTTGCCACTTGGAAATTCCGGTTTTCTTTTCCAGATAGATTGTTAAAAGAGCCACCAAAAAAATGACCGTGAACATGGGGATAAATCTGGCTCCCGTGAAGAAACAAAAGATCCAGAGGCCCAGATCGTGAAGGAGCCCATTCACCAAAAAGAGAATGAACAAAGAGACCCAAAGGGGCATAATTCTTCTCAGATTAAGGTGCAAAAGCCTTATCGTGCGGACCATTCCTGGGTTCCAACGACGCCAGAAATCCATCATGTTTGTTGCGTTGTAGAAATCGCCAAACATTTAATACAGGTTGATTTGACTGGGGTGCATCTGCTTGTATTCCAAGCCTTCGTATCGTTTTGATACACCTTCACCTTCGGTTTGAGAGGGAATGGGTTTTCCACTATCGTCCACACAAACGGACCAGCAGTAAACTTTACGATTATCTTGGTAGAACTCGATGAATGAGAGATGCTGATTGCCTAGCATACTACATGCCATCTTTACAACCAAATGAAAGGGCAAATAGATTGAGTATCGGGAAAACACTTGGAAGACTTCAAGGTAATAATCTTCGTAATCAGCTTTGTTAAAGCAGACTACGACATCGTACCCATCGACTGTCAATGCCATCCGTTTGAGGGTCCCAATATCGTCTTCAAGTTCCATAGCCGCCAGGGGGAAATTATACGGTATTAAGTGATCGGCCACTCTGCGAAGATTTTCGAATATTTGCTCGGGTTTTTCTAGGTATATCATCATTTTATATAGTATTACTATCTTAACTTAGGGTACGGCCTGGAAAACTGATGCGAGTGGTCTATATAGATTTGCGTACCTTTCCTATTTTTCACGTTCATCTCTTGAATCTAGTATAGCTGATCTAGTAAAATTAGACAAGAGACATCTCAGAAGAGGATTTCCATGCCTAGAAGAAAATGTCTAATGATAGAGTTGAAGGACAAGCGGAAGTTCTTCACCGACAAAAAGAACTACAACCAATTGATCGAGTTCTCCAAGGCCTTCGACGCGGAAATGTCTATAGTTAGAACCGACGAGGAGGTTCTGGACCTAATTTCCCTGGCGAATAGCGTCTGCGATGATTCGACTCAGATCAAAAAACCTAGTTTTGAGATCCTAGAAGTCCGTGTACCTAGAATTAGCCGATGCCGGTCCAAAATGCGGCACGATGCGAAGATCATCCGGCGATGGATCAAAAAACAACTCCTTAAGGGAAAAATAGTCCGATTATCCGATTTGGCCCAACGATACAAGCGATACAATCTTAGTCTGGCCTGTTTTTGCAATCACTTTACAGCCGTGCGGAAGCAGTTGATTGAAGAGGGCTACGAAATCAAAAAAGTCAAGCGAGGCGAGTATCAATTGGTCTGATCGGCTAATCCCACCAAAATTTGTCCCCAAGTATACGAGGCCAACATCCTCAGAAAAGCAACCTGATCGGGCTGCTTGGCTATCATTTCGACGTTTTCGTCGCTATGATCGGTTATCATTTTCGTCAAAATTCCTCGTTCCTCGTCTGTCATTAGAGTGGTGGCTTCGATGAAGGCCGCCATGGTTTGCTCTAATACTGAAATTGTGACATTCTTGCTTATTTCTAAAATTCTTTGTCGTTCATTCATTCTTCTTTTCTTCCTCCAGGTGTCTCGCTATGCTTCCGATGAAAACATTCAGACCTGCTAATTGGGCGGCAATGAATATAAAAATCATGGTATTCCCAATATCAAAAACCAAAGTTGCTATTACTAGAGTGATAAGTGTTATGGCAGCCACCCAACATGCTTCTTTTTTAATATTCATTAGTAAACCGTTGTTCCATGGTATTCACAGACCCAATCAACAATATGGTCTTTTGCACCTTGTACCTCGATGGAAAAAAGACCATTTTTTAAGTTGGTTTTGACTTGGTAGCCGGTATTATGATAAGTCGTGGAAAAATTACGTTTCGTACCATCTTTCGAGAAAGTTCCTTCCAATTTAAAGCTTCCTACGCCAAACTCGCCAATTCTTTTCCCGCAAATAAGGGCAGTGAAAATAGTCGCAGAATTTTTCGAAGGTTTACACCAAAAAATGGTAGTCCAATTGTCGCTCATTGTTGTGATTGTTTCTAAAAAATTGTCAGTCTTTGCCTTAGGGGAATTGCCATATGCTTTGCTTTTGATCGATAAAAGCGGAACGGCAAATAAGGCCCCAAAAGCACCTAGAAAATTACGTCTCTTCATCTCTTTTCTCCTGGTATTCTATGAGTTGTTGTAAGTCGGCCATTATGAAACAGCCGAGGGCAATCAAAAGAGCTATACCCCAATGAGTAAACGGCTTATTTGCAATAAGTCTAGCTACACTGCCTATAACCCAAATGATCGCTACAATTTTCCAGACAAGCGGCCCTGGCCTTGGAATTTTCATGCGTTTACTCTCTTTTTGTGTTTTGTTTTAAGATAGTGACCGAACCTCTTCTTCCAATCCTGTCCCCATTTCAACAACTTCGCGGGGATGTTCTTGAGAAGTTTTTTCCTGTTATTCGGATCAATGCACTTGTAGGCCGGGATCGTTGACAAGCACCAGTCTTTGGGTTCCCTTTTATTCTTGTGGCAAATGACGAAAGTCATAATGTCGAAATCTTTCGCCCCGTATTGCAACTTCTGTCGCCAATTGTGCGTGTAGAGTTGTTGGCTGTAGGGGGTGCGGCCTTTGGCTTTTCTGAACTTGACTTGATGTCGAATCATATTCGGGTCTACCAAGTCATAATGCCTACCATTGATTATTTTGAACTTCGTCCCAAATTCAGAATTAAAAAGATTGGCTACATAGCGTTCCGCAATCGGAGACATGATGATGCCAAATTCTTTGTCAGGCAAGCTCCAAAGAAAATCTCTGGTGATAAACTCTTGTACCAAATCATCTAGGCTCTCTATTCGTTCCACTCGGGTAAAGTCCTGTACTCAATTTCCCGCCCAGCTTCCTTGGCTCTTTCGATTCCCTCTTTCATGCCGTCGCTTATGCCTAAGTCAGTATAAAAAACGGATGCGTCACATTTCTTGGCAAAAGCGAATCCAGCCTCCATCCCCATCTTCCGTTCCTCGGGAATCGTGTCGTCCAAGATCCCTTCCTGGGTGTATAGGAGATGTGAGGCAAAAGGAAATTCGCCCCTTCGCAGACTATCGGCCATTGCTGCTCTCGCATACTTTATGTTGCGACAGACCTCGCCTGCGAAGGGGGATTCTAAATAAATTAGTTTCATTTATGTTCCAAATAAAGTCATTTGATGTAGATTGAGTTTTTGTTTTCGCTGTTTTTTAGGAAGCGGTTCGTCTTGAATAAACCAAACAATTCGGTTTTTGCCTTTCTTGCTTATCGTTAGTTTTTTATCACGATTTTCGCCTTTCGTAAGGTAATCTTTCTTTGCCTCAAAAAGCCCCAACGAAAATTGTTCATCATTTGATTTTGCCAATAAGCAAAGTCCTGCTCTGTTGTATGTTTCTGGAGGAATTGACCAATTGTTGTGGATGGTGAATTTTATATCGAACTCAACTTTAGCTATTTTACAATCAAAAATTGAGCCCCTGCTAAGGGGAAAAGTTTTTTTAGTAAAATCTCTACCTTGGTCCCAATTGCAGTTTTTTCGGTTTTTTCAAGTTGATGGATGTATCTACGACCCGTTCTTGTTCTATCAATAGCCCAATTGATAGCCTCTCTTATTGCAACACCACACCGCAAAAAGAAATCGGGTTCTTTTTCAAATCGTTCGATAATGACCATGAATTTTTCTAAACTTTCAAGACTCAAGGTATTACCTTAGCATTTCCCCAATCCCTAGATTTAATGTCACCTTTGTATGGCTCCTCACGATAAAAGTCGTAGTAGGGCGAGTTTTTAGGGACGTGTTCCCAATAAGCATGTATCAAAATCCACTTGCGACCCGGAACAATCGGTGGCCGAACCAAGGTAATTGTGTCGGCGGTCGCTCCGGGTTGATTATGGGCCCGTTGTTGGCCCCAATAGGAGCCAACCATGAGACCAATCACTAAAAATACGCAGTACCAAATTGCAATTTTGATCCGGTTCATTTTTCCCGTGCTTCTATCATCGCATCAGCGATTTTATAGGCATTATTGGCGGCTTCGAACACTTTATCAATGTCTAAAACATTGTCGGGCATAATGCCGGTAATGACCGCCGCTGCAAAATAGTCCCGCAGATCCATTCCGCCGTCAGGTCTTGACAGAGTTCCCGGAAAAGCTTTTTGTTGTTTATCCATTTTTAACATCATCTCCAAGAAGGTGGTCAACATCACTACCCGCATCAATTTCCTCGGCGGTATCCAAGGTTGAGATAGACTGCTGCCATTCGTCAAGATAGCTTCGAATTTGTTCAGGCGAATCGGCATCAACCATGGCAGGGCATTTTAAAAGTGGTTCAGGTTCCATGGGTTTGGAAAGCGTGGCTTTAAACTTGATGGTTTCGCCACCGGCCCAAGGTTCCTGAATGGTGTAATTACCACCACTTTTGGCGGTAACACGACCCGAAAGGACCAAAGCATGAAGCAAACCACCCAAAGGATGAATGCCCGAGTTAAAGAACAACGGAATGTCCTCGGCCAGAAGACCCGGTGTAAAATGTCGATTCTTCTTGTTCTTGATTTTCATATTGACGCCCAACGGGAATTTCGTGGTTTTGTGGACAAATTCCTTGGGTGCCCCCATCCGCAACCTTAGAGAAGCATAATATTTCAAAGCTTCACCACCACCACTGGTTGTTGTATTAGGACCTACAAGCACACCAATCTTCTTACGCTCCTGATTGACAATGTAAATTGTAGCCTTCATGTCATTGAGGAACGGATTCAGCTTTCTCAATATGCCGTTGGCCTTTCTAGCTCGCTCCCCAGGACGTTCATTCCCGCCGATCCTCTTAAGTTGTTCAGCAGTGGGATTTTCCGGGAGATCTGTTTCCAACCATTCTCGCTTGGTGGGATTGACACCAATGCTGTCCCAAACAATACCAATAACTTTGTCGGGACCGTAATGCTCGCGAATAGCCTTGACTACCTCGATAATCGTGAACTCACAATTTTCGAGTGTGATAGGATAATAAACGGGAAGCGTTTTAGGATTAACGTGACCACATCTGGACGCAAATTCGGCATTAGCCGAACGCTCGCAATCTAACCAAACTCCAATGCCCTTCATTCGTTGTACTGCCCCTAAAAAGCAATATCCAACAAGTGATTTGCCGGATGATTCAGGACCAAATGCCTCGACGATTTTGCCACCAGGAAATCCACCTCCTATGAATTTCCCACTACAGGTAAAATTCAAAGCCAAGTTCCCAGAGTCAATCCAGTAGGGAACTCGACCCGCCTCTTCTAGTGTCTCACCACCAGTCGCTTCAGCGATTTCCGCCAAAAAATCCTCGTCAGTTTTCTTTTTCCTAGCCATTATTCTCCTTTTTGAGTTCTCTTTCGATTTGTCCACCTATAACAATGACCCCTATACCCAACTGAGCTATAACGAGACCTCCAAGACCTATAATCCATTGATATCCCGAGGCCTCAAGTTGATTTAGTACGATCCCCAGCATCGCACCGCCGATACCGCACATGAAGTAGCCTATCAATTTCATTTTTCTTTCTCCATTTCTTTCAATATCTCTCCTTGTATCGCTATCTGCTGGCTAAATTTCCCACCTTTGATTGTGATTTCTTTCGACAACTTTATTTCTATTTCCTTGTCGGAATTTTGAATCCGAATGACCGAATCAGGAAGAATCGTTACCGCCTTGGCCCCAAACTTTTTAAGGTCAATCATTGGAAATCTCCTGGTTGTAATTCGAAAAAGGCCCACTCCCGCCTGCGGCGGGAGTGGGCCTCATACAAAGTTACGATGTGGGAAGATTTTTGATCCGAGCCACAAAATCCTCGGCAGCCAGTTCTTCCGAACCGTCCGTATCCGATTCTGTTGGAGCATCCGCTTCAGGGGTCTCATCAACAGTAGTCACTGTCTTTTCCACCACGACTTCCGGCTCTTTGACTTTCTGGAACTTGGTCGGGTCGAAATCGGTAGAGCTATCTTGCTTCAGGCCGAGATGGCATTGAAGTTCATGCTCCAGTTCTTCAGGAGTCTTGAGGACCCGCAGAGCAACGAGATCATTGAGGTTGGCGAGCCACTTTTCAACCTCTTCGGGAGTACCAAGAGGACTAGCTTCGTCAACAAAACGAGATTGATCGTAATTGGGGAAGGTATCGTCACCCGACCGTCTGATCGTCTTCATAATCCTGAAGTCATAGCCGTTCTTCACGTCAGTGACATCACCCTTACCCTTGATTCCCAGATCATCGTCACCGCAAATACCGGTCAAAATGATCTGATGGAGCGTTTTTCCAACGGAAAGAATCTTCGGGCCGACATTGGGTTTTTCATTGCCGTTTTCGTCAACTTCTTTCCTGACGATGCAATTGTAGTAGTATCTTTCGATTGGCTTGATTTGACGATAAAGGGTTTTCATCCTCAATTCTTCATCCGAATCGGCCTTTTCAGCTTCCTTCCAAAGCCATCTCAAATAATCTCCGATTGGATTCTTTCCGACCCATTTTCCATCGACCAGCACTCGGGGATCGTGTAGGCTTTTGTTGTTAACGCGATGGATTCGGGTCCATTGATAGAAGGGATTATCGTCCCTTCCAAACATCCCGGCAGCGGCAGGGGGAAGTAACCGAATAGTAACGCTTCCCTTGCCTTCGGGCATCTTTACGAAGTTCTGTAGAAAGTTACCTCGTTGGTCCTCTTCTTTTAAACGAGCATGCTCCTCTAGAAGAGCGTTCAGATTCAAGTTAGACATAGTTACCTCCGTTAGTCTGTTACTTGGTTGTGATCTAGTTATAACAAATGATCGGAGGAAATGTCAATACGATTTAGCTAGAAATCGATCTAGCTAGCTAAAATCCTCAATTTTTGGGTCAGGATGCCACTTTTCTAGTTGGTTCATGATTCTATCGGGAGGGATTCCGTGGAGATTTCTCTTGGCTAATTGCCGGGCAGCTATGCGGAGCTTAAGATGATTGGCCTCTTGATCTTCTAGAAGCTTTGCTAGTTCTTCCATGTAAGGCGACATAGCAAATTCAACGCGGTAGCCGTAATCTTTGGCAAGTTTGACATATGGTTCCATATGCCATTTCTCGACGTTTGTATTATCAACAATGATGGGAGAAATACCGGATTTCATGGCTTGGGCGGTCCTTTCTTGGTTCATTTTGTGAAGATGAGGTAACAGGCCCTTCTCCGAAACCATATCAAAATTGGCTCGATAGTCATTAAGATCTTCTCCTTCCATGTAGTCATCGGTGGAGAAAATCACCCCTCTCCCTGCTGCGATTTGTCGGGCGGTCGTAGATTTCCCGCTACCTGAGATACCTCGCATTAGGATTAGAAGCTTGTCGTTTTCTTGTTCTAACCAGTTTTTGAAATCCATACCCTATTTAGGGTCAAAGTGTGGCTTTTCCCCTTGAGGAATGAAATCCACTTTTGTGTACCTTATATCTACTTCCGTATTGTAAGGATATGGATCATCCAAGTAGGCCGTTACCCTAAAGCCGGGAACTCGGGCTTCGTGTAAAACCCATTTTTCCAACGGTATACCGCAGCCATCGTAAAGAACTAACTCTACCTCGTTTAGGTCTTCAATGTCTTTCAGCCATTTTTCCAGATCCTTCACTCCGTATTGGCTGATCGAGATCTGTTCCCAGGATGCTTTACCCGGAATCCACATTTTCTTGCACAGGTAGTTGATTTCTTCTTCCTCTACATTCGGTCGAGCGGGCACTTTCACGAAGCCTTCGTACAGGACCTCTTCGTTCTTTTTGAATTTTGCTGCCCAACGAAACTGCCTTTTGAAAACAGTGTCTTCAGGACACTTGTCGTGTTGACCTAGCATAATAATACTCCTTAGGTGTGAAAGTAGATGTGATTAAAAGACGTGATACCCTATAGGAGTGTAAGGTCTAACGAAAATTATTGCCCAGTTGTTTCTAGATCACTAATTTCTTGAATGCTATCCAAGAGGATCTCCATAGCATCAGGCTCTTCTTTGAGGCCATTGTGGATCAAGTTACATGGATCATCATACATGACCCCGACCTGATTCATTTCTTTTTGATAGGCCTTGGAGTAATTACTTAGAAATCTAGCTTGAAGCGTTTGAAACCATTTTTCTACGTTGTTTTGAGACTGTTCCTCACCACCGCAGAAGGTATAAGGGTACGCTGCCTGACATCGGCCATACCAACAGGCCCATTTTTGAAGATATTCCCTAGTTGTCATTCTCTTTTTCTTTCTGTTCTTTCTCCGCTCTCTTGGCCAGCACATCAAGTTTCTCTTGCAGTGTTTCATGCCCTTCGGCTTCCAACGACTCGTTGGCTTGCTTTCTAGCTTCTTGTTCGGCCAAGTATTCCTCTTCTAGAGCTTTGAGGATCTTAACGTTGTGTTCTAGCTGTTTTTTGATTTCTTCGTCTTTCTGCCTGTCGGCCTCGGCTTGTTCTTGGTTGATTCTTAGCCGTGTTTCAGGTTTCAAGTACGGTTGCGGTTTCTCACTGTATTTCCTGTCAATTTTCGCAACCTCTCTTTCATGCTTGGCCTCTGCCCTCTTTTTGGCTCTGGCTTTGAGGACCTTGGCCTTTGCCCTTCTCTCGCGGGCCTTTTTCTTTTTCTCTTGCAATTTCTTTTTGCTCATATTACTTCCATTTTACGATGTTGCTGCATTTGACATCTAAAAATTCACTATTTCAATGCGGCTATGTCCGTCTTGTACGGGAAGATAGACCGTTTCATAATCGTCCATTAGTCCTGTTAGAATCGGGTCCCATTCTTCCTTTTGTCGATCTAATTCAATGTTGCTGCTCCAAGCACCATCACAGTAAACATAACAAACAATCAGTCCTTTAAGATTGCTCTTTTCCTGGTATTCGACCGTGCTTTCTACGCCGATTAGCTCTTCCAACCGTTGTTGTTCGGCCAACTCTTCTTGGTAAGCCATGTCCAATTGAGCATTCGCCCAACAGATGATCGAATCGCCCATTGGAATTGCATCGGCTCCAAATGGTGGGGCACATTGCTTTTTACCGACTGTCTTGGTAGTCGCACAATTTTCTCTAGCGTCCTCTATTTCCGTTTCGGTAGGTTCTTTGAGTTCGACATAGTCGATCTCCTCACCCAATTCGTTGGTTTTGGGCTTCAAGTTCCAAGTTCTGTCAATGTACATATAAAGATCCTTTTCAGTTGTTATTGGTGGTGCTGATGGTAGCGGGCATCGAGGGTTACAGTAATCGCAGTCGCATTCCGCCCCATGTTGTTTTCTGACGTTTGGAAACTTCTCGTTGTTGTAGATAAACTTCTTTCTGGTTCTACCATTCACGAAAGAGATTTCGGTTTCCACAGAAGGCTTCTTCTTGTCTTCAAACCACTTTGCATCGTCCACTTCTGATCTCATCCTAGCCTCCCCTTAAATCCGGCATGTCTGAGGAGACCTGTTGTGTAGATCCCCAAAGATCTATGTCTTCTGCCTTGTCTTCTTTCACCACATTCTCATAGCGAATGCCTTGAGTGGGCACGGTGAAACACTCGTTGCCAATTTCAGTTTCTTTGCCAGCATCATCCACGGTTGTGTACATGATGATCCCGCTGCCTTCTACTCTTGTGTTCTCTTCAAAGATGGGATAGCGTTTTCCTTTGGTGAATTTCAACCCTCTTTGAATTACCCTATGTTCGGAAGCAATATCGGGATCGTAGATTTCGTGACGAATCGGTCGTCTTCCCGACAACGTGGCCGGGGCCTGAGGCCGGGGAGCGAGATTCGTTTGCGGTTGGGGCTGAAGAGGTTTCGAGAGAGCCGAATTGTTTTGAAGCAACTCAGGATTGTTGGCCAGCAGTTCGGCCAATTCTTCTTTGGCACCAGGATCTTCAATTCCTGCTTCTACGACCGCCCCGTCGTCAAATCGGAATTTCTTGTTTTTGATAAGGATTCCATCTGGCGATTCCCGATAACTGAGCTTCTTTCGCACGTATTCGTGGATTTCTACGTCAACGACTAGAATGTTGCGACGAGCTAGTTGAGCGATGATTTTTCCAGCAAGAACCTCCAAAGAAACTTCTTCAAAACCCTTTCCAATCTTTGCGGTTTTTTGCTTGATTTCTTCTTCGTACTGTCCTTTGGAACCCTCTACTTCTTCACGGTAGTGGTATGTTACTTCGTATCCGATACTTACCTCCAAAACTTCAGCTTATCTAAAAACGTGGGTTCTGGCTTGACCTCGGCTTTTGCTTTTTCGGCCTCGGCTTCAGCTTCCTCCAAGTGTTCATCCCATTCATCCTCCCATTCTTTCAATATGTCTGTTAGTCTTTCAATTTTACGGTCATTAACAGCTTCAAAGGCAACATAATCAACTTCTGTGCATTGATTCCTAACCGGAATCCAAATCATCGCCACTTCGGGCGGCATATCTTTGCCACCTCCGCTTTTGAATTTGTCTTTCATCCTCTCAACAAATGCTTCTGCCCGAAATGGAGGAAGTTGTCCCACGTCGATGTAGAAAACCAGTACGCCTTTAAGTTGTGTCTTTTCTGTTATTTTGTCCCCTTTCGACTTCTATTTTACACATCCAGTTTGCTCAATCAAGTCTTTTCCATCTAATTCCGCACTTTCGACAAAACAAGATATCCTCAGACTCGTTTTTAACTTCACCATCGCAAAGATGAGGATAAGTTATACACCTAGTTTTTCCTCTAGTTAGAAGTCCATCCAATGTATCAAAACGATTTAAGAAACCAAATTCTGTTTGAATGCCGCATACAGTACCGTCGAAATATTCTACTTCACCGTTTTTAAGATTCATTTCCCTCCTTTTTCAGTATCAGAGTAGCCTTCAACTTTGATTTTTGCGTAGTAATCCTTGTTGATGCATTTCTTGCCGTACTGAGCCAAAACCTGACCCCCCTCATTGGTTGTGACGCCCATGATATAGGGACAATAGAAGTAGCCAGCATCATAGTTGTCTCCCTTATAACCCATTAGAATGGTATCTCCCTTGAGTCCACTGAAAATTCTCAACATGCCCACTGTGCCTTCAAATTGGGAATATTTGGAGGGATCATTCTTCCCCGACCTGAAGTCTTCATGTTTCTTAACAACTTCTATAAATTGCTGTGGTATGATTGCCCAATTTGCTCGATGCCCCACCACTTTCGATGTTGATGAAGCACCATTGACTCTCAGAAAATCCAAGAACCTGTTGGGTGATTTCCATTGGTGAATAAGATTCTGACCCGCCACATTAAGTAAATCATTGAAAATTTCCCTGCAAATATAGTCATGGGCTACTTCACTGATCTTCGCACAGTGCTTGGCTTCCTCGTCTAAGTTGTGTTCCTTAGTTCTACCCGTGGGTTGTATTGCTGGCACTTCCACCGGTAATGCCCGCATTCTAGCAACCACTTCGCCTCTCTGGAGATTGCCGTACTTATCCCGCCACAGATACATATCGGTTGATTCCAACATGGGTTGAACGGAAACGAGTCGAGAAGGCAGGAAGTGTCCAAAAATTCGGCGGATGAATGGAATACTCATTCTTTTCCATTGCGGTACATCGGGACTTCTTTCATTCCAAACACGTTGATTTTCCATAACTACCGCAACAATCATGCGGTCTTCTTGATTGTCGAGTTCTTTAAGCAGGCCTGTGCCTTCCCATAATGATGTGGTTTCTTTTACCTGTCGATTTTTTGTCTCTGTATCCATTTTTCTCCTAGTTACTTTTGAATAATGCCGGTGCCGAATCGTGTTTTGAAAATGACCGGTTCGCGGTTTACGATTTTGCAGAAAGTCGTAAATGCTTCATTAGATTCTTGGTAACTAGAAAGATAATCCATGACAATTATGCCGTCTAAAGGCAGTTGTTGCCATATAAGGTCGAGATAATCGCGGTACAAATCCAAGGACGTTTCCACGTTTATGAAAGCTAAATCCCAGTTGCCCGTTTCGAAGTTGGTGACAAATTCTTCATCACCTATTCCTCCGTAACTATATCCGAGGTCGCCTCGATGAAAGTCCCTGATATTTGACAAAGCCAACCGGGCCGAGAAAAAACCATCGGACTTCGGTTGGAACGTGAAGATTCTTTTCAGAGTTTTGCAACTCTGTAAAAGGGAGCATATCGGAAATCCGAGACCCAAACCTATCTGAAATAGGCCTTGTGGAGTGATGAACTTGCCAAGATGATAGTAAAATGGAATATACCGAGGGTCTTGGTATAAAGAACTCTTGCGGTAGATTTCGTCTGCTACACGAAGTCTATCTAACAAGATACAGGAATTGACGAGACCTTTGTCTAATTCCCCATTAACGTTGCGGTATATTTCTGGTAAGTTCACGGTAGTGGACTGATCTTTCTAGTTAAACCAAGCGACCCTCCCCTATCGCCCAATTGCCTAGCGGACTCGAAGAGGGCCGCCCTTATATAGAACGGGAGGATAATTTTTCCAAAAACAAGGGAGACATCACTACACATTCATGGTGTCTCCCTGCCTCGACTGGGTTTTATTCCCAAACTGCGTTTTTGTTGTGCCTCACGTAGAAGCATCCAACAACCGTACTCCGCAATCTACCGTGAATATCGATGTCTCTGTCATACGGCCTAGAGCCACTCGACCCAGCATCACGGTTGAAGACAGGATCGGTCAAGGCAAATATATATATGATTTATTACATTCGTTTAGAGCGACATTTTCACCAAAGTACATATGAACTTCGAGCCTAACGAATGAAATCAATTTGTTCGATTCGATCCTCTTCATCTAAAGTATATTAGGGCCCAAAAAATGAAGTTGGACTTTTTCAAAGACCTTTCTAACCCTTTCTTCCTTAATCTCATCTAATAGCTTTAAGAAAACTCGATCTGTTAGTAAATTCAAAATCTCCGAGTTCCAGTATTTTAGATTTCGACCCAAATGCTTGATTCCCTTTGGATTTTTAGCCCTGACCAATTGTGATAGCTCGCCCCGAAAAGGACCTAGATGAAGACCATGGTGATACGACATGTGAAGTCGATCTTCTGCAATCTTATCATCAATGTCGCCAAAAGCCAGATGCATCATTTGATATAGGAGTGCCTCTTGACCCCATTGTTTTTCTCCGGTGCCATTGTCGTAGCAGTAGCTCGGTGGGTTCGAAATATCAAAGTTAGAATCGGACAGAATGCTCTCGATAATGGGGTTGACCTTTTTGTAGTACGGCTCGGTAATCAAAAAGTGCCAGCCAGTAATTCGCTTCGGAAAACTGGGATGGGGCCGACGAACGAAGTTCGCAAATGGCAGACCTGTTTTCTTGCATACCTCCATGCGTTGATCGTGCATCATCGGCTTCTCCCGCAACATCAATAAATCTACGTCACATATGAATACCCCATCGAACTCATTGAGATATTCGTAAGGAATAAGCCATCGCAGGTAATAGGGTTTCTTTGTCGGATCATCGGATTGGCTGTGTTCTACGAGGAAGTTCTCCTCGACCTGAAAGTCTCCCTTTAAATGTTCCGGCAATTTACCAGGAATAAAGATCTTGATGTCATATTCCGGGTAAGCTTGTCTTATCGAATAGACATATATGGGAATGTAGTCTAAATACCAGCCGTGAACGAAAGTAACAATTCCGATTTTCATAATAACGGCAACATGCTTTTGAGTTCTTTGTAGTGTAGTACGACCGACTCAGAAGACATCTTATAAAATTCACGCAATCCTTCGGAGGTCAATGAGATCCCACCACCGCTAGGTGGACACAAATTGTACTTCCACCCTGCGTCGTGTATGGAAACTTTCATAGGTGGAGTGTTTTCACTTAACACGCACAACAAATCTTGATCCACCCACCAATCAAGTCCCCTGTCGTCAAAAATCCGAAACTTCTCTCTGAATGCTGTATAGGGTGCCCACGTTGGAATTTTGGCTTGATCGACCATAAATCTCAACAACTTCCTTGATCTAGGATTGTTTCTGAAGCCCCAGACACCACCATTCACTCTGTAGTTCGACTTAAAATGTCTAGTGGTATGAAAGAAATCAAAATCCTCATCAAATACTTGAAACGGATTGTCTTGAAATATCAGATCAAGATCTAAAACCAAAATCTGGTCGTCTTCTTCTACGGGTAGTTCTAATGTCAACTCCATGCGGTGGGTCATCCTTCGATTTGGCCACCTATCGTCAAGACTTAAAAATTCAATTCTCTGAAAGAACTCTCTCGGGAATAGATCGTCCGTATAGAATATGATTCGACAATCGGAATAACGACGAAGACTTTCAATGCATTTGAGCATCAATACTGTCGGACTGCCGGTGTAGATGAAATAGGCTATGTGCATTACTAAGTTAAATCATGAAGGTTACTGTTCTAATTAAGTCCCACCTGAGGCATAAACTAGCAATAGAATGTGTCGAATGCGTCCGAAAATACTACGACTATCCGATCATCATCGCTGATGATAGTTATGGCCTTTCTCAATCGCATTTTTCGAAATTCAAGGATGTAACCTTCTATCAGCAGGAATACGATATAGGCTTAGGCGGCGGTAGAAATTTTCTGCTTGGCAAAGTCGATACACCTTACTTCCTGCTACTCGACCACGACCAAATACTGGATGAACCGGGCAAAGTCGAAAAACTGTATGCAATCCTCCGAGAAGTGGATGGTACGATCTCCTCTGGCTGTTTATGGGATGTCGGTAAACCCAGGATTCGAAGATTCGTGGGCTTCTTCAGTTACCAAGAAGGAGTCATGATGCACTTCTATGATCTCGCAAGAATCCAATATAAACAGATCGGAGATGCGGTTTATTGTGGCTGCCAATTTGCTGAAAATTTCTTCCTTGGAAAAACAGACGATTTCGATAAATGGAATATTAAATGGATTGATGAGATTCCTGCTCAAGAACACGAAGATTTCTATTTCCGATTCCCAAAGAGTCTCCGAGTAACCTTCTCTCCCAATACTTGGGTCAAACACAAACACGTTCAAGAAGACGAAACAAAATACTATAACATACGCTACGGAGAAAAACTTGTAAGGTCGAGAAAATACATCATGAATAAGTACGGATATACATACATCGACAAACATCGGAGGGGATATTTCTTTCCCCATACACTTCACAACGTTTACGATTGGACCTCTTGGGAATTTCCTCCTTTCATAACAGTAAAAATGCTATGACAACAATCAATTCCCTATGGATCGGAACCGATCTTAACGAGTTCGGCATTATAACCGCGAAATCCCATCTAACCCATGGACATGAGTTTAATTTGTGGGTTTATCGAAATATGAAAAGCATCCCTGATGGCGTAGCCATCAGGGATGCCTCTGAGATTATCCCTAGAAGCGTTTGCAGAAAGTGGTTTGAAAACCTACATCCGCAACAACGTTTTAAACACACAAAGCAAACCTTTGCCAATTATTTCAGATACAAGCTCATCCACAAATACGGTGGTTGGTGGGTCAATATGGATGGGGTGTGCGTCAAGCCATTTGATTTTACAGAGGAATACGTGTTGACGGGAATCGACGCAATACCCAGACCAGAATTGAAAAACTACCCCTTCAACATCATCAACGGAACATTCAAAGCACCCAAAGAAGCTCCTTTCCTTCAGAGTATTATCGAGGAGATCGAGCCTATGGCTCAAGAAGGGAGACATCCCAGAAAATTCGGAATGTGGGGTACTGTCGTTTTTACGAAGCATGCCTTCAAACACGGTCTAGAGAAATATAAAACCGAACAGCATGTGTTTTGCCCCTTCGGTTTCAAAGAAAGCGAGAGGATGTTCAAAGAACCCAACGCAGAGATCCCAGACTGGGCTTATACGGTTCATCTGTATAATTACGTTTCTAAAAACGAATGCGTCAAAGACAGCATATACGACAGGCTAAGGCGGGAGTATCTATGATGGGCTTAAAAATACTGGGTGTAGGACTAAGCAAAACTGGAACCCACTCCCTAGCTGCGGCCCTCAACCATCTGGGTTACCGCTGTCTTCATTGGGCTCCCGAGAGACTAACGGATATTTTGATAGGCGAAGCGAAAGACCCACATTTTTTAAGATATGACGATGTAGATGCTGTGGTTGATATTCCCGCCGCCCACTTCTACAGAGAGATTGGAGAAGCCTACCCAGATTGCAAATTCATTCTAACGCTCAGAGATTGCGATGATTGGTTTGAAGGAATGGTAAGGCATGTCAATCGTGTGATAAATTGCCATCGATACAACCTACTAATGTCCGCTGTTCACGATATCGTGTATGGTTGTGCTATTCCCAACAAGTTCCTATACCAAAAGGCTTTCAACGATCACAACCGACGAGTAGTAGAAGAGATTCAGGCAGATCGTTTGCTCAAGATGAACATAATAGAAGGGGATGGCTGGCCGCCTCTTTGTGGTTTCTTGAATAGACCGATCCCAACCATCCCGTTTCCATGTAAAGAGAAATTTTAGCTATTCTCTAGGTACTTCTTTGTCTGTTCCGCTAGTTCATGATTCTTGTGGTAGATTTCACTTTGAAGTTTGTCCATTTCCTTACGGACCATATAACCACACTCCTTGGCATTATCATGTGCCTTATCCCAGGATTTGATGTGCTGTTTTATCTGGGTGAGTCGTTGTTTGGCTAAAGCCACTTTCTTTTTAGCTTCCAAAACATCAGAATCGCTTTTAGAACGAGCTTCGGCTAATTTGTCGGTCGCCCCATCCTCTTTGTGCTGGGCGAAGGTTGCTGAATAAACAGAATCATATTCTGCTTCTCGACGGGCAACAAGATATTCTGCTAGGCCTTGTTTCTCTCCAAAATAGTCATACCAAACCGCCAAGCGATCTTGGAAGTGACTTAGACTTGCTTCATTGAATAAAAGTCGGTCGGCATCAAGAACGATTTCTTCGGCTCCCAATTTAACAACTCTCTTGTTGTCAGGGGGAAGATCTTTAGGATCAATAAGTTTTTTTATGTCACTCATTGTTTGTTCCTTCATGTGATTTGGGGATTGTCGGTTCTTTATTTACAGTAGAGTTATTACCTATCATTTGGCTAACCTTGGTTCCTTTTTTCCCATCAGGATATTGTTTTTGTGGTAAATCCTGCATTCTGGTAACTGAATCCGCCTGCTCTTTTTTTATTTTTTCGCTGAACTTTTTTTCAGAAATTTCAGTCATTGCCAAAGTTTTCTCGTTGTATTCAATCCAAAAGATAAAACGACTTTTCCCATGTCTTGCTTTTCCAAAAAATACTCTTGCAATTCCGGCTTTTTTTTCGAAATGAGTTTGATTGATAGACCACCAACCATCAAGAGGTTTAACTTGTCCGTGGGCATCCGCGAGATTATCATCATCAATAACACCCGTTTGAAGATTTCCCCATCGATCAGTTAATTCTTGGGCCTCACGGGCACTCTTGTTGGCTTGCATGGCAGTCAAGATGCAGATTTCTTCTTCTTTTGCAAGTCGTCTAAGATCTCGGATAATTCGGTATCGAGATTGCCAAGTGGGAATGCCGGGATAATCCTTCATTTCACCGATGTAGTCTACGATGACCATATCAGGCCGGAAGTCAATCAAATACAACTGTTGAAGATATGCTCGAAGCGTATTGACATCCATCACTCCGGGAGCAAATTGTTTGATGATAAGTGTTCGGGGATCTTCTTGTTCATCTAGTTGCTCATCAAAAGCCTGTTTGATAAGTTCTTTGTGATCTAGCAATTTGTTAATATCAACCGCCGCCAATTGTGCATCAAAACGCTCGGCAATTTTCCCCTCATCCATTTCCAGCGAAATGTAAAGAACCTTTTTGCCCAACAGCACGTTTTTCAATGCGGCGGTAACGAGGTTCAGCGATTTCCCAACTCCCGAAAGAGCAATGACCGCATAAACCTCGCCTCGCGTGGGCCCGCCCGATAAAAGATTGTTATCTATACTCTTGAATCCGGTTGTAAAAACCTCTAGGGCTTCATCCTCCTTAAGCTGCTCATATCGCTCCTCATATGATTGAAAATAATCCAGGCCGGGATCAAAGTTTTTGTCTACAAGCAAAGCATCACGTAGTATGTCTCCGATTTTCATCCAGGTATCATCGTTTTCAGGGTCCTTCTTAATAACGGTGAGACACTTGTTGAATGAAACCTTAATTGCCTGCATCTTGGCGAAGTGGACAATCTTATCGAGAAGATAGTCTCTTGATTCAACACCGGGAGTATAATATTCATAAACCTTGTTAAGTTCGGTAAGATAGTGTAGTTGGATTTCGTCGTTCTTTTCCGCAATGTGGTCTTTGACTTCCTGAACGATCCACGGCTTTTTGGCGAGAACTTTGTATTTCTCAAAATACCCGAATAGAAGTTTACAAATCAGTTTATGAACATCATCAGTAAAGTATTTAGGTTGAACCAGAGGTAGACTCTGAACTAAAAAATGCTTGTCCGAGACAAGCATGGCAAGAATGTACCGTTGAAATTCCTCGTCCCACTTGAACTCGGAATCCTCTTCGGCATCGGGATCGGTTAGACTTTCAAGCTGCTCTAGCTCTTCTTCCGTCAAATCGTCGTCGGGGTCGATAAAATCTGTCATATTCTACCTATCGCTCTTTCTCAGAAAATAATTTAGCAGAAATCCTAGATTTTGTCTAGATCAACAAAGAAGCAGCAGTCAACAAAATTCATTTTGTTGACCTCAAGTTCCGCTGTTCCTTTCTCCAATACGATAACATTGAAACGAGGATCATCAACCAATCCTCCAGCTTTTTTAGGGACTTCACTTTGTTGGGCTTTCCACTTGGTTTTAAAATTAGGAGGTACATCGATACCTGTGTATTTCTCAATCCAAGGACATAGTTCTAGAAGGATTCCGGCTGTTGTGCCTTCCTGTACTCCAAATTCCAAAAAGTGTTTAGGTCGGAAATGCCAAGCCAAAGTTAAAAGGACATTAAGATCGAATGTGGGAGTGTACTTGCCATCCTTTTTGGTTCGTTTCTTTTCGAATTTTTCGTAAAATGTCTTTTGATCGATCTTAGTCATATAGATATGTAGTATCTACTAAGGTCGATTGTCGGGACCCAGGTAATCATATTCAGATAATGAAACTGAATTGGCACGAATAGATTTCTCTCGGGTGATTTTTTTGCCCAAGGCCTTCTGTCGATTCCAAGTAATAGCCTTGCAGTAGGTCGCAAATTTGGAGTCCACGACTAAATGGGCCTTCTTAGATGGCCTCTTATGGGCAGGCACGTAGGATCGAACGATCTTTTCCAAGAGCCGTTCTTGATGTGGACCATACTTCTGTTTATTAGCTCCATGTCGAGTCTTGTTTTTCCATAAAAATTGAAGTTGCTCCACGATTTGGCGAACAAAGGGATCATAGACATACTCAAAACAAAGCGATAAACATTTTTCGATATAAACCTGTCGCTTGTAGTAAGAACCTGCCTGAATAAGTGCTATCCTCAATTCTTGTGCCACATCTTGGTGATCGTCGGTGTGATTGTTCCTGTTGTTTTTCTTGATAAGTTGCCATCCTGCGTAGTTTGCCAGATTTCCGAATTTCTTATCAAGTTCTAGATATTCCTCTTCACCTACCGGGAATTGTTCAGTGATTGCTTTTCGCACCTTTCTCCTTGATTAGATTGTTTTCAACTGATCTAGTCGCCTTCCCCACACACAACTGACTTTCAACTTTAAGTCTGGGAATAGATTATCAGGGGCCTCAAGAACCTCAGTGCCGATATTTGCGGCTCTTCTAATTTCGCCCTTATTGACAAGTATACAGAAACCATCATGCAAATGAAAGCAAAGTTTCGAAAAATCTTTGGTTTTTTCATGCAATTTAACTAGTTTTTTCAAACTGATTATCGATGCGGGTGCTTGAACTGAAAAGTTCCGCACTAGGTATTCGTTGCCTTGTTCGATTTTTCTTCTACGTCCAAAGTGGTCCGTAGCGTAATTATCATCGTCTACACCCTGACTTTCTATCCACGTAAAGGCCGTGGGAAAAGAGTGATTGAACCTATTTATTAACTCACGGGCCGTTTTCTCATCAATTTTAAAATCTTTTGCCAGTGTTCGCGGCCCGAGACCAAAAATCATGGGTAAAAAGAGTAATTTTCCACGTTTTTCAGATTGCGTGTCGGGCTGTAACGAAGTTACCGCCGACCAGATATACTCATAGGCATTTCCAGAACTTAAAGCCTTTCCCAACTTAATGTCGCCCGATAACCATTGAAGAACGGCCACCTCATAGCTTTTGAAATCGAAATAGACAAACACATCATCATAATCGACTGGGGCGAGATTTTCCTTATCCTCCGAACTCAAATTGTGAGGTAAATAACTCCGATAAAACGCTTTTCTGCATTTTAACCGACCATTAGCATGCTCTTCAATTTCAAAAAATGGATGAAGAATCTTCTTCTTCCCACGATGAGCCACGCCAGTCGCTTCCATCTGAGGAATGACGGTTGTAATGAGAGGATAATAGACTTGATTGTAGAGTGAAGAAAAACCTTCCAACGGCAGTTTGGCCAATCTACTAAGGGCTTTCTCTACGGTTTTGGGTGCATACCCCTCGATACCATAGAATTTCTCTATGATTTTGAGGTCCCAAATTCGACCTAGATTCAAATCTGCTCCGGTAATGGCTTTGAAGAACGAGAAAAGCGGTTTTATATCCCAAGCAAGAATCAAGCTTTCATCGAAACAAAGAGAAAGACCACCAACGATATTCAAAAGTCTCTCGCAGTCATGCGAAAGAGGGGCAGCAATCTTCATGCCAGCCCCTTGTATAATTAACTTCGCCTGCTTGTCTTTGTTCGTGAAGTCAAGAACGTCGGGATCAAGAGTCAGTAGAATGTTCTGCTTCGTTAGTTTTTTTAGAGCCGTCGAGAACGTAATGCTCACTTAAGTTCTTTCCTTGTAATTCTACAATTGCTGTGATTGCCATAGCCGCAACGCTAACCAATTCATCATCATCGGGTTCGTCTGCTTTGACCGTGTCCCACCATTCTTCAAGCTCCTCTTTGATGACAGCATACGCCTCATGGGTGGAATGGAATGGCCCATGTTTTTTTCGAGCTTTTTCGCATTCCTTCAACACTCGATAAACGATTGACATAAATTCGGATTCAATTTCACTCAGCATAATTCTTACCTTAGTATTCTTAGTATTGTCTTATGTTGTGGCATTGTTATTCTTCTTGCCAAACACTCGCCTCAAGGCGGGCGAGTGTTTTTTTTGTTTTCTTGTACTTTATTTTAGCTCTTCGCCCTGTACTAATTTTACAAGGCCGACATTTCTTACAAAGCCATTTCTCTTTTCGTTGCTTAAACCAAGCTAATTCAATTTCAAATATCTCAACAAATACTGAATATTTTTTCCCACAATTACCACAAAACGGATGAACTAATCGTATTTTTTTCTCTTTAGACACTTCTTTACCGACCGTTATCATTTTAGAAGCCGCTGCCTCTCTATCAAGTCCAAAAGCTTCCTCTAATATGTGCTGCATATTGTTTAAGCCACAACGCTTCTTTTTTGTGTAATCATGTAATATCCTATGACACCTCCTGCAAAGAGGAAATAAATCTGAAATCAATTCATTACCTAACCGTTCGTATGTGAGATGATGTAAATCATATTGGCTATTGCCACAAATTAAGCAATATTTGGGAGAATTAGAGCTAAGATATTGCCGCTTTTTTTGACTCCAATGCTCAGAACGCAAATAAGATTGATAATCACTATAACCAAGTCGAATTAACCTTTCCGAAAGTGTTATCATTGTTATTCCAATTCGTAAACTAGTTCTTCCATGAACGATTCTTCTTTTACACCAAGAATTTTGGTTTTCCCAACCCATTCTTTTATATCATCGGTTTTCTTTCCCACCTTGAATCGAGGAAGATAATTTCTTTGTTTGATTTTTTCGATAGTACGAACTTCCAATAATCCATAAACATAACAAACCACCCTATCCCCTGGTTTCAGACTTGTCAAACCATATCGATCAATTGCTGACTTTTGATGCTTGTTGGTCATATGTTCGATAGAAATAAAAGTTTCTCCATTGATCTCAACAGATTGCCCTTTCCTAAGAGCTTTGGCGATCCTACGACTGAGCGGCATTTTTTTAAACCGTTCCTCCAAAACTATAAAAATCTAACCTAGCAAAATACAAGGGATTTGTCAAGATCAGGAGGTTTGTAAGCGGCACCGTAAGGTCCACTTAGAAACCGAAACAAGATATTCTTGGCTGCATTAACATCAGCATTACAAGTATAGCCACAACTCTTGCACTTAAATATCTCTCTGTTACGATTCCCACTCTCAGTATGACCACAAGCATAGCATCGCTGACTGGTGTATGCAGGATTGACTGTTCTGAAACTAACACGGTTATTTTCACACGCCATTTGTATCCTGTTTAACCAGTAACGATAACACCATGCACCGAGAGAACGACGGATATTTTTACTCACCCGTCGTGTGAGTTTGGTCTTCTGGTTCATTTTCTTCAAACCTTCTACTACGACCAACCTTTTGTTAGAAACTACCCGTTTGGCAGTTTCGTCCATATATTGCTTTAACGCTCTCCGTGCCTTTTTCTGCTTGTTGCTTCCATGTTCTTTGTTTTTGATTCGTTCTATCTGCTTTTTAACTTGCATTCCGTATTGTTGTCCGTCATCCAAAGTCGCCAGAGCGTTGATTCCTGTGTCGATTCCAACTACCTCGCCCTGTTCTGCCTTCGGGCCAGTTTCGATTTGGAAACAGAATTGAACTTGATCTTCTGTGATGATATAGGATTGGAGTTGTTTGCCAAGTGCCATTAGACGATTGATATGTTTGTGTCCTTTGATGGGTAGATCAAGGATGGTGTTGTTGCCTATGCTGGCCAGATGAAGCCAGCAATCAAAGGTTTTGGCAGTCCTGTGGATTTGTAGGTTTGCAATCGTAGAAGAAACATGCATCCTCTTACCAGAATGGATGGGTTTGGTGGTTCTTCCTGATTCTTTGACTGATTTAATTAGGTCTATTGCTTCACGGGCGGCAACTTTTCTCAACCTCGCAGATAACCATGTATCAGGTAGATTCACAATGTCTTTTAGTAGTTCGCCCTTCTTAGGGATATTTTCCCAGAACCGATCAATGAAGAAATTAACCACTTGACCGTACTCTTCAAGTGTGGTCTTGAGTTTCTGTCTCTTCGCTTCGGTAGCGAACTTCAATGTGCATCTACTGCTGCGTTTTAGTTTCAACTTATACTCCAAAGCCATGCGGCAATGTATGATGTGATGATCCCTAAGAAAAATCCTACAGCGAGTCCCGTTTGGAACCTGACATCTTTCCAAAAGAAATTGATTCCATTTTGCTTAAAAACATCACCGATATGAACATCGCCCATCGTGATCGGTTGTTGGGGATCATTTTTGTGCTTTTCAACTAATTTTCTCAGATCATTAGCACTTTCTAAACAATGCTGCCTCTCGGCTATACCCCTTACCCAGAAATGTGAACCGCCATTGTCGTCATCTCCTGCAACCGATTTTATTTGTATAATATCAGTTGCCTCAAACTCAGTAGTTGTCTTATCGTCCCGCATAAATCTAGGTGTATGTAAAATGATCTTTGACACTCTATTCTCCATTCTTGGCTTCGTATTGAAATGATCTAATGGTTTTATTGATTACCGTATGACTAACTCCAAATTTCCTGGCGAATTGTGACTGTTTATTTTTCAACTTGCCACACTTCCATTGTTCTTTAAGTTCACTGATTTGTGAATCAGTCAATAACTTAGACCTGTATTTTTTAGGAGATTTGTCGATCTTATATTTCATACTAGGCACCGTAATGTATGGGGCTATATTGTCAATTACATGATCGTAGTCAGCACTGCTAATACGAATTGTGGGCTTGCCTTCTCGTTGATTTATCTTCGATGTTACGCCTAAATCTATAGACATCCTGCTGATTAAAAATTCAACATCATCAAACCCAAAAGAATCGGTATACAACTTAATTACCCGTTCCCAATTTTCTCCATAACCAGTTTTATTGTAGCCATCGTCGCACATCCAATATGCAAAAATACGCCAGTTAAGAACCAAGTCCCTCGGGACTATTTTCTTTGACCGTTTTTTGCTTGGATGCAAATACCATTTTCCCCGCAAGCCACTAAACAAAGGATGAACATGACTTGTGATATAACACCTTCCACTAATTTTGTTATGGTCACAATGGTCGTGTATTACTTTACCATCTCTTCTAATTGGCTTCAAATGCCAAGATGTAAATGGACTTCTAGTTACAAATGGATACATTATATCGGCAATATGCCGAACATAGTCCTCTTTGCTAGATTCTTGACCATAAGATAAACCACTATTCCTTTCTATTGTTGTCCAAGGTATGGAGGCATCTCCCAACAATACACCTTTTACCACATCTGATTGCACGTTGGTAAACGAATTGGGCAATTCTAATTTATACCCATTTTCACATTCAAATTTACTTAAATCATATTGCCTCATCCAACGATCTAACAGTGAAGGACTACATCCCCTTTTTCGGGCGGCAGTTTTTCTTGTTTCCCCCATCATCATTGCTGCCAATGTTTCTCTGTTGGGTTTCTCGTATTCATCCCAACCCCTCGGACATTCTATTCCGTAATCCTTACACCAATTAAGTACCGATCTAGTGGTAGCATCACAATGTCTTCCAATCGCAGCAGCCGATTCAAACTCATCACATAGTTTAAGTAATTCATCTTTACTAGGTTTTTTGGTCATTGCCCTATTTTTAACAGGTTTTATTTCATAGAATTTGAGCCATTTATAAACAGTTGCAACACAAACATTGTATTTCTTGGCGATCTCCATTACCCTCAAATCATTGTAATCTTTCAACAATTTTTTCTGTGAAGGTCTATTGTGGTTTGGAACTCTCCTTTTGCAACCACAACTTATCACCCGGCCATTTACAACTCGATCCAACCTTGTAATTCGTGTGTTTCCACAAGAACATCGAACATCACAAAATTGCCTACCATCATCTGCCCATATACTCTGAATAGTTAAGTGATTGAATGTTTGTCCGATATACTTGCTCATTTCACCGTCTCCTTCATCGCCGCCTCTTTCTTCTTTCTTCTATTCTCTGCACTTCTCTTACCATAAATTTTAGCCGAGAATGAAGACATGAGCGAAATCATATCATCTACAAGTTCCTGTTCGTAGGTCTTCTCTCGCTTGTCTTCGGTACACTCAATCATCACACCATGAGAACTAAAGAAACGCTCATAAACCCCAAAATTGAAGCGTGTGAGCCGATCCTTATGCTCTACCACAACTTTGGTGATAGAATGGTCTTCAACCAGTTTGAACAACCGATTGAGCCGAGGGCGATTGTCGGACATACCTGATCCAACATCTTGAAGAGTATGGGCCACCTTGTATTTCTTTTTACCACAATAGGTAGCCAATCGACCAACTTGGCGGTCAAGATCGCCCTTCTGCTTTTGATCGTGAGAAGAGACACGCCCGTATATTGCAATAAGTTCTTCTTTTTCGGACGTATCTTCGGGAGAGATGCCTTGAAAGGCAAGAAGATCGGAGAGCCGCCAACGACGATGCCCCCCTGGTGTCTTGAGTGCTTTTAACTTACCTTCTTTATCCCAATTTCTAAGTGTAACATTGGTTACACCAAGCATTTCACTTGCTCGGTGCAGCCCCACTAACTGTTCCTGCATTTTCTAATTCGCTCACTTCATTCAATATGATCTCCTGCCA